TAAGAAGATTAAAATTGCTGTTTTTTTCATAGTTTTATTTGTTTGTCTTAAGTAAAATTAAGCAATTTTGGCCATATTAAAAAATATATCTAACATTATTATTTTTAAATAAAAAAAGCACTCCTGGACAGCCCAGGAGTGCTTTTTTTAACTGTTTGATTAAAGCAGTGATTTTTTTCTTGAACAACTTAAGCACCTATAAATTCTACCAAATAAATTGTAATTAATTAAAAATCATAGTGCTTTCCGCTTTTTTACAATCCCAACATTTATCCCAATCTTTGCCATATGTTTTTGTTGCTTTGTGCGTAAAAGTATTATGGGAAACATTAAAAAAATGTAAACTATTATGTGTATTTAATTAAGAAATTTTTGCCATATTAAAAAATTTATTTAATTGCATAAAAAAACCACACCTAAAACTCCTCGCCTTTACGCTTAGGAGACCGGTGTGGTAAATATCCTTTCGGATAATGATATCCTGCCCTCATATAAATTGTTGAAGTTGCCAGTGTTGAAGTTGTGACTATAACAAAACCTTCTTTCAATAATTTAATTTTCATAGCACCTGGTTTAAACAATTTTTAACATTTTTATAATTTAATGACTACTTGAATAATACTTATTTGCAATTTTTGCATTTCTTGATTGATCATTATCATCATGCACATATTCATTAAATTCAAGTTGAGTTAATTCTATTTCTTCTTGAACTTCCCATACAAACATTTCAACAACTTTATCATATTCATCAGAACGATTAATAGGTGTAGTTAAATGAATAACAATTTTTAAGCTACCATTATCTAATTCTGATTTAGCTTTTAAAAGTTGCTTATTAGCTTCTTCAACATATGCTACAATAGCTTCTTCATATTCTTTAACATGATTAATTTTATTTTCTTTGATTTTTTCAATCAATTTTGCTTTACTGATTTTTACATTTCTATTATGTCTCATATGCATAGTTTATAGGATTACTTTATATCTATCAGACATTACAGTCTTTAACATTAAACCTTCTGGTGACAAATTTTCACCTTTTAACAATTGAGTCATAATGCTTGGGCTGAAACCAGATACTAATGCAACTCCATCTTGATTAAATGATACTGGAAAACTTCCTGATGCATTTAAGTTCCAAAATACTAACTTAGGAACGTTGTAACCTGCAGTTTCGTATTCTCGTTTAATTATTGCAAAAGCAGATGAATTAGAATTATCAGAACAAGTATTAAATTGCATATCAGACATTATTAAAATATTTGACGGCATTTGTTTTTGTGTTAAGTTATTTACTATTGCTGTTCTAAGTATTAACGTAAAGACTTTAGAGATGTCAGTTGATCCACCCCAATCAGCAACGTGTAGTTGCCTAATTTTAGCTAAAAGAGTATCACCTCTCAAAACTTGCAATTGAGGATTTGTTGAGAAAGTAATAAATGCATCTTTAAATGGTCCATTATTCTTTTCGGATAAATAAATACCTAATGCAATACAAACTTGAATTGGTAAACCAGACATACTGCCAGATGTATCACAAACTGGTAAGAATGATTCAACAGAACCTTCTAAGTAATTAGGTAATGCTTTCCATTGCGCTTCTAATGTTCTATCATCTTGTGCAGACGAATAATATTGAGAAATTATTTCATGTGGATGTAAAGCTTTAGAATTAATTTTTTCTTCACCTTTTTCAACCTTTGTTAAAAATTCAGCATAACGAGATTCATCTCTTTTCTTAAAAGCTTTTCTATAAATCTTTGCAGCTTTACTTGGTACATGTGAATAATTAATAGCAGTCCAATCACGAGCACACATTTGTGTTTCAACAACTTTAGTTAAATCAACTAATGTTCTGCGATAATCTTTTGGAGAAAGATTTAAGTACTTTCTTATTTTATTAGCATCTTCACCTTTTCTTGGCATCCATTTTGCAGTTAATCCATTCTTTTCAGAAAGTCCTTTTGCAATTAATGCAAGAACATCTTGTTCTAATGGTGTGTTAAATAGATCTAAAAGATCTTTCCAATATCCAAGTAATGGAATTTGATGTAAGTTTTGTTTTAAAACAGCTGAATGATTATTAGATAACCATTTCCACATAGTTTTAGGTGTTGATCTTTCACCTTGACCTTGCAATATATCTCTAGAATAAAGAGTAATTCTTAAAGCAACTTCAGCATTTTCTTCAAAAGCACGTTGAAATGCAACAAGTTTATCTTGTTCATTTTTTAAACGCATTGCACCTATTTGAAAAAATAAGTCGGCATTAGCAGACATTGTAGTATTCAATGCTTGCATACAGTTTGAAGTTTTAACATTAACTTGTTGTAAAATTGCCATAATTTTTTAAATAAGTTTTAGCAGGTTCCAGGTTTTTTCTATTTAGAGTAGAGTTTTTATGCTGTGTGGAACCATTAATTTATTATTAGGCAAATATTATAAAAGTTTAAGTAAAAATTAACTCTTTTTAGAAAAAATATTTTTTAAATTTTTTGATTAATTTCTGCCATTTAGTTTCTTTGTTACCACATTGGCAATTATTGCATTTACAATTATTTTTCATTTTTTAGCAGTCTTTTTTAAAGCTCTTTTTTTCTTTAAAGCTTTTCCAATAGGTTTTTTCTTTTTGTTAAGTAGACTTTGAATTTTCTTTTTAATCTTAACAGCTTCTTCATATCTTTCTAAATTAACAGCTTCATCTAAATCGTTTTGAAATTCTTCAACAGATTTTGGAACATTTTTTTCTTTTACTTTTTGAAATTCCAGCATCATCATTTGAGAACCGTCTTCAGTTAAAACGTTTGTAATGAATTGTTCATTTTTAATATACTCTCTTCCTTGCCATGAAGATATTATTTTGTTATAATCACGTTGGTTTAACCATAATTCGCACCAAATAATTCTTTCAAAACCATAGACAAATTCAATTGCTTTTTCTACTTTTTCTTCATCTTTAGGATCATCTATCAATGAAATAAAAAAGTTAACAGTATCATTCATCTCTTCATCTGTTTCCACAATATAAATTTGAAAGTCTTTAGCTTTCAATATAAATTCTAGAAAATTTTTGAATATTTCAACCATTATAAGTTTATTATTTTCTAAATCTATTTATTAAATCCGCAATGATCTAAAAACAATTAAGCAACAAAAAAAGTGTTCATATCTTTATAAATTTCAATAAGATTTAGTTTGTCATCATCTTGTGAATCCAATTTATCAAAATCGTTTTTAGTAATCTTATAAAGCAATAAACGAGCTTGTCTAATTCTTGATTTAACAGTATTAAGATTTAAAGAATGTTGTTCAGCGTCTACTGTTAAATAATTTTTCAAAAATTCAATCAATCCAATTTCTTTGCCTTCTGCATCTTGTTGGTGTGATTTTTTGACGGCAGCAGCTGGTGCATTATAAACTATAAAGCCTTTACGTAAAGAATCATAGTTAAAAGAGAATGTTGCACAATAATTAATATCATTTTCAGTTGAATAAAAATGTTTAAACTTTAAATATGCCAGTTTTGTTTTAACAAATTCGACTTTCTTTTTATCATTTAAAGGAATTTCAATATAAAAATTACCCAATTCTTCTGCAATATCATGATATGATAAATTCTCAATATGTCTAAGTGTTAAAACAGTAGCATATTTTTCTGGCAATTCAGGAATTAAATTCTTAATTATACCAGATTTTTGATGGTTAATAGCATGACCAGACTCATAATTAGTATCATCATATGATAATGTATCACCTAAAGAAAATCCTTCTTCATAATCATAATCGATTGAAGTAAATCTATTTTTCTCTCTTGCTTTTTGGATCATGATTCGTTTAGCAATTGTAAACAACCATGTTGAAAATACTGCCTTAGTAGGATCGTATGATTCGATTTTATTTAATGAGGTTACAAATGCTTCAGTTGCAACATCTTCAGCATCATCTTCATCTTTACCAATTCCAATTAGAAATCTAACTAATTTCGGCCGATATTTTTTATAATAGGTTTCAAAATTTTGACCAGTTTTTATTGTAAATTCTTCTGTAAACATTTCATAGCTTAATTCTTTTTAGTTGCCTAACGATACTTATCCTAGCAATTGAACAAATGTAATATTAATTATAGTGATATAAAAAATTTTATGTAACAAAAGTTCAAAAAAAGAAAATTTTATTCTTTGAAAGTGATGTTTTGTAAAATTTTATATCTTAAAAGACTGTTTTAATAGAATTTTATATCTTTCGGCCACTTTGTTTTAAAACATAACGTTTTTTTCTTAACGTTTTTAAAGCCGGTTTTACTTTTCTATCGTATTCAGTTTGAGACATCTTAGTGGGTGATGGTCCAGCAGGTGTCAATTCTTGACCCGGAGCGCCAGCAGAACTATTACGATTTATAAATGACGCATGTAGTTCTGCATTTTCGTTAGCCACATCTTTAAAACATTTTAAGTGTTTCATAAATTATATATTTAGAAAACTTTTTACATCAAACGTTTATATTAATACAATGCAAATTGAAGAAATATTATCAAACGCTTTAAATAAACATCATCTTAATCCTATAAAAAGGAAAATAGTTAATTCTGCCAAATCTTGGACATTTGCATGTCCTATATGTGGAGACTCTCATGATAAAGCAAATATGAAGAGAGGACATCTTTATAAGAAAAACTTCTTTTATGTTTGCTATAACTGCGATGTAAAAGTACCATTCACAACTTTTTTAGAATTAGTAAAAGTAGATGTTGATCCAGAAACTCTTTATAATATAAATCAACAAATTTCGGTTTACAAACAAACTGCTTCCAATGATGTTGAAGAAATGAAATTCTTTTCGTTAGATAGAAAAATTTCATTAAAAACTGTAATAGATTTTCTTAATCGAAATCCATCATACAAGTTAAGAAATTTTAAACCTATTGAAAGAAATTCTATTGTTTGGAAATATTTGGTTTATGAAAGAAAAATCTCAGATTTATCAGATTTTCATGAAGCCGAATATGAAATAACTGAAAATGTTTGGCAACCTGTAATGGTTTCTTTAAATAGACAATCGGATATATTACTTGGATTTCAATGGCGCAATTTAGAAAAAAGAAAAGATAAACGCAGATTTAAAATTTATAACTGGCAAGAGTGCTGGGAATTCTTTAATAATCCTTTAACAGACGATGAATATAAAGCTTATAACAAAGTAAGTTATATCTACAATATATTAAACATTGATCCTGAAGTTCCTATCACAGTATTTGAAGGATTTATAGATTCTTTATTTGTGCCAAATTCAATAGCTCTTGTTGGTGTCAATACTGATTATTCTTTTTTAATGCAAGATGGTTTATTAATTAGATTCTTTTTTGACAATGATAAAAGTGGTAGAAAGAAAACAGAAGAATTAATTAAAAAAGGTTATTCTGTGTTTTTATGGAATAAATTCTTTAAAGCATTTTCTAAAATGTCGCCAAATCCTCAAGAAAGTTTTTTTAAATTACAAGAAAGCTTAAAAGATTTAAATCAGTTGGCACAAAAGATAAACAATCCTTATAACACATTACAATTAGAAAATTATTTTGCTAAAGACAAGATGGACATTATTGATTTGTAATATATAAAGAGTATGAAGAATCTAAAAAGATTTGAAGCTTTTAACTCAATAGTAACTGATGAAGATTTTATTGCTTTACATAAGGATAAGACTGTTGATGAATTAGTTAAATTAAATATATCTTTTGATAAAATTTGTTATTTAAAAAATTCAATAGATTCTGATCTTGTTGTTTTAATGGATTTAAAATCTATTTATCCAAATAATGACATTTTAAATGCTAAGAAAAAGAATTTACAATACCAAGTTGGAAATAAACCTTCAGTATTTAACTTTGTTCCAAATGCAAAATCGCATGAAGTTATAATGAACACTTATTACAGTTCTAATGTAAACATTTTTGAAAATCTTGAAGGTTTAGGCTGGAAAGTTGAAAATCTTTTAAAGAATGAAAAAACAGCTGTATTAAAAGAATATTATACAGTTATTATGTCTAAACAAACTTATTTAATTCAATTTTTTGTTCAAACAATTGTTGAGGATATTTCTACTACGGTGTATTGCTTAAATAAAATTCTTTATTAATATCCAACAAATGATCCTATTTTAAAATAATCAATAGAATAATCTGGTACTTCTATTTTAATAATCTTATTTTCTGTTGTATGAATAGCTACAATCCAAATGTCAACATTATAATTTAAAGAAGTTATATTAGTAGTCAGATTTTTTATCTTTAAAGAATCTGGTTGTAATGCATTTAAACTCTTATTCTTTGGATAAATCCAAACAACAACACCTTTAGGTATCATATTTAAATCAAACACTTCTTGATTAAAATAAAAATTTCTAAGATATACTAATTCATTTGCTGCTTGAAAACAAAATGCTGCTATAATTAGTAATAATATAACATAACGATATTGATTGTAAAGTGAATTTACTTGATTATAACACTGCTTTAATAATTCAATATGTTTTTTAATCATACATCACATAATCATATTTTAATATTTATTTATTGACCATAACCAGAATCTAACCATATATTTGGCATTTTAGGGTCATATAGCAATTCTTTATCTCCATCACCTTGAGCTGTTGATGGAATTCTACCTCCAGTTGTTGCTTCAGTATATGGTAATATGTCTGTCCACTTAGGCATATCACTGTCTGCGACTGGCATTTTAGTTGCATGTCTAATATTATAATTAGAATCATTACCAGTTGCTTGTACAATTGTTTGCATACTATTATAATAATACAAATCAACGTATTGTTGAGTAGTTAAAGTATAGTTTAATGTTAAATTTATACTATCAAAAGCAAGTGGCGCAGCAATATTAATATCAATACCACCAGTATTAAAAGTGTTTTTAACTCTAAATGATAAATTTGGAGAGTTTGCAATTATTGGATCATTATCAAACATAGCATCTGGATTTTTAGAAGTATTATAAGCTACTCTGCCAAATGTAGCGCCTGTTGGCGCAAGTGTTAAATCATCAGCAAAAGCAATTGTTCCAAAAGCTGGTGTATCTTTTCCATTTTTATTAAGATCATAAAATACGCCAGATAACATTTGACCATTAAACACACTAAAATATGGAACATCACAATCTCTTAATGATTTACGTGTAAAGAAACTTGTATAATTATTAGGTCTTAAACTAACAATTTCTGCAGTAGGCACATTATACTGACCTGTTAAAAGATCATCATTAAATACAAATTTGTTATTTAATGATAAAGTAAAACCAACATTGTTATCGCCTTTAAAAGCAGATAATGCTGTCATATATGAATTGCCTTTCATATAACCACCATACCAAAGACCTCTTTGCCAAACAGCTTGTTGAATTTTATCAACAATGTTTAAATTAATAACATTATCATCAAACCAATCATATTGAACAATTATGTTTGTTCTTCTTTCCATTATGTAATTTGGATAATCAGTAAAATAATATGATTCAAACACTCCGCTTGACCAAATACCACCATTCCACATATTACCTTTAGCATTTCCATTTTTCCAACGAGAGCTAAAATTATCAACCCTACCAGCATATCTTAAAAACAATTGATTGACAGCTGTATCATTTATAAAGAATTCATCAGCATTATTTAAATATACATATGGTAATCCTGATGTACCACTGTCATCATCAATATTAAAATCATATCCAGAAGTATCACCTTCACCTTCAATATAAAAATCTAAATTAGATACTGTTAATTCATTAAAATCAAAACTTTCAATCGATTGAATTTTAATAAGATCTATTTTTGAAACATCATTAATAAATCCATTAAACGCGGTTGTATTTGATCCGTTTGGATTAAAATATACTAACTCATTAACTAAACCTAATGGGTTGTTTTCAATATTAGCAAATGGAATATCATTTGTTTCGATATTTTTTGCAATAAGATTGTTTTCTAAATTAATGTCAAAAGAGTAAGGATTGAATGCATTCCAAGTTGACATAGTCATTTTACCACCTTCCCAAATACCAGAATACCAAACCGATTTCCAAAAATCTGCATTTGTTATATTTCTATTATTAGATGAATTATTTGCATTATTTTCTCCAGTTGCCCAATATCCAGTCATCCATTGTGATTTAGAGAAAACAGATTTTTTATAAGATGTGCTGTTTTTTGCTAAAAAAACACCATTAAACCAAGTCGAATTATAGAAAAATCCTTTTTCAAAAACTGACCAATAGATTGGCAAATTTAAAATATTATAATCATCATATGTTACTGCAATATATCCATCTGTTGAATATGAAGTATTAAGAATATGAGTATCATTATAATCATACCATTGTCCATACATAAACGCACCATTTTTAAATTTACCGCGTTTCCATATTACAGAATAAACTCCACCAGTTTCATATTTAGATGGAATCCAATAAGTTGTTCCATTACGAATTGAAATGATTTGATTAATTGTATTAGCATTATTATTATCATAATATCTAGAAAAATCTAACATTTTTTGACCATAGTATCGTTTATATAATAATTGATTAGATTCAAGAAATCCAATTGGTCCTCTTACACCTGAGTCGTCTTGAATTAAAGATGTTTCTGTATCAATAGCCATGCCAAACATGCTATTAAATGGATCGTTTGAAGTATCTAAAACAACTCCACCTTCCCATATAGAGTTAACAAATGCTCCTTGATAAAAATTAGAATTATTTTCTTTATATTGAATAGATAAATTTATTGTAAAGAATTCAGCATCATTATATAAAAAGATAGTAAAAATTTGATCTTCATTATCATTATCAATAAAATTATAATTATTACCATCAATATTTATAATTTCTATTGGAAAAGGTAAAATACCTGCACCATATAAGAAAAATAAATTATCTAAATATTCATATTGAGATGGTTCCCATTTCAAACTATGCCAAACTCCACCCGAAAATATTCCACCTTTAAAATCACCACGTAACCATTGACCACTTAACCATAAACTTTTTGGAGAAGGTAAATAAATTGTCCTTTTAGGCAATATATTATTGGAAGGAATATCACAATCATAAGGTGTTAAATCTCCATAAATATTAACAGCATTAATAAAAGGTCCTTGCCAAGAATATTTTTGTTTTGGAAAAACCGAACTTTCCCAAGTACCTCCATGCCAAATAGACCATTCACTTGTCAATCCATATTCAGTGAAAGTATAATCTTGAGAATTACTTCTCCAAACTCCACCCGACCATTTAGACCATAAATTTTTATTTATACCAGACCAATCTATTGTTAAATCAACACTAAAAAAATTACCTTTATCCCAATTACCACCCGACCAACGGCCTCTTAACCAATTTGCACCACGTATTTTACCGCCAGTATGATAACCTCCTAACCAATAATTACTTGAAAAATTTTCTTGTGCCATTATACATTATATATTAAAAATTTTACTTTAAACACCTGGATCAGAAATAGTTCCGCCGTTAGAAATACCCCATTTCCAAATAAAATCTCCAACGTTTATAATACCGTTGTTAAATACACCTGCTCTCCAAATTTTTGATACATAATTACCATTATTGAATGAACTTGTAAATGTTACTTGATCTATTGTCCATCTTGGAGTACCATCAGTTTTTAATATGAATGTTTCACTAATTACATAATCTAATGGAGTAACTGGTGCTGGATATATTTCTAAATTTGTTCCATATTGATCACTTTTTCTTAAATTGCTTAATCCATCTCCTAAGAAATATTTAAAATTAGTAACTGCTGCAGGTGTACCATAACCTGATATTTCAGTAATAATACCAGCAGTACCAGCAGTACCACTTGATTGAATAACTACACCATAATCTCCGATATTTGGATAAATAATAAAATAATCTGAATAGCTTTGGTAATTTTCTTGATTAATAAAACTTAACAAATTCAAATCAGTATTATCGCCAATTATTAAATTATTAATACTTTCAAGAGTTAAACTCGCAGGATTTTTATAAATATTAATAACATTGTATTTAATTAAACTTAATGATGAAATATTAGAAACAGTATCATCACCAAAATGAACTATTGCTTTATTTCCAATGTTGAATATGCCAAAATCTAAATTGAATTCTGTTAGATCAGCATAAGAAGTTGATTTATTTAAAATAAATCTATCTTGTGTTATGTATAATTTGTTTGATACACCATATTCAACACTATTAAGATATTGGAAATCTTCAGCTTTTCTATTTTTAAATTTAGTAATATAAGAACCAGAACAAGCTGCTACATATATTATTGCATTTATTGGGAATGGATTAGGTATTGTTAATGATAATACAGGCAATGCATAAATATTAAAATTAACAATAACATTAATTTTTAAATCACCAATATCATTTATAGTTGTAGATACTGAATATTTTGAAAAAGGTCCAACAATTTGTTGAGGTGGAATTAAACTCGATAAATTTTGTGTTGCAAACACTGTTGTTAGTGCATTACCATAACTAACTTGTATTTCAACATATGAATTAATTCCATCATTTACAAACTTAACTACAAATCTTGGTGGAGCAATTGACCATACAGCTGTATTTGCTATGAATGTAAAACCATGTTCCGATAAATTAGAAAAACCATTAGATGATTCAGCTTCATATGAGAACAATTTGTTATTAATATTAGTTGAAGAATAAAATGTTGCAGGCAGCGCAATCACTGGGAATAGGCCAGGAGAAGCTGGATTTATTATTATAAACGAACTAAACGTCAATTCATGATTCATATAAAGAGCTATATTATTCCCAGCATTGGTTGCTAAGACAATATATGGTTTTTCAAATCCTAAATTTTGTATTTTATTGTTAGAAAATTTAATAAGAGGCGTATATGTTTCAAGTTGCTCAAATTCAAAATCTAAATATATTAAGAATGCATTTGCTGCAGGTTCTCTTAATACAACATTTGAAACATATTCTACCATTGATATTCTAAGCTTATCATCATTGATATTTGCAAATTCTCTAGCAGGATCATCAAATGTTATTTGTGCAGCAATATCTTTAAAGCGTTTTGCTAAGAATTTAGAATCTTTCACAAGAGCAATTTCTTCATCTGATAACTGTTTATTCCAAAATCTAATTTGATCAATTGCCCCTGATACAGCATGTAACGTTGATGCATTTATGAATTTGTTTCTACCAATAGAAATTTCTCTAATAGAACTTCTATTTAAAACATAGCCATTTGAATAATTTAATGATGTTATTGTCCAAACATTTGCTGAATCTATTATTGTTCCTGTAGGATTTATAATAACAAAATCGTTATTTCCATCTAAAACAAATTTAAAAATATTGTTTATTGTTTGAACATATAAATGATGCCAATTGTTTGTTATTACTTTAACAGTTCTAATGTAAGAAACTGTATTTAATGAATATTGTATATTGATTAAATAATCACTACCGTCAAAAGCTGTAAAGATTGTAAAATCGGCATTATTTAATTTAAATGATATAATGGGATTACCTGGTAAAGCGGTTATTGTGCTAGTTGGATTTAACCATAAATCAAAAACTATTTCATTATTAACAGAATTAATTGCTTGTGTTACATATGTAATATTGTAATTAATAATTCCATTAAAAAAAGTAGCATTGTTAGTTGTTTCCCAATTGTAAATATTTTTATCAAACACTAAATGCGACTGAGATGTTGGTTCAGGACCAATTGCCAAATTTCTATCAATAACTAAATCATTAACATTAAGTGTTTTGTTAATTCTTCTTAATAAAACAATATTAACAGTGTATAATCCAGAGTTATAAAATATTTGATAAAGATTAGAAACTTTGCCGTTTGTAATATAATTATAGAAACCAGAAGGTGTTGAATTTAAGAAATCAATTCTAACCAAAGAACCATTTTCCCAATCAATACCAACTGATGCTAAGTTCATTTCAAATTTAAAAGATGTACTTGTTTGTGTTACAATTACATTGATTTGTCCAGACCAGTAATAATTTAATGGTGTAGAGAACCATTCTCCTTCAAATGTGCTGTTTAAGTTTATAGGCGAAAAATCTCCAGCATTCCAAATTCCTTTAAACTTAGAAGCAATATTACTTTTACCGATGAATTTACCGCCATTCCACGCATTAGTACTAACATATGCATACTTAAAGTCAAATATTAAATCTCTTCTTAAATTCATTGCTTGAGTATATGTTATCAATTCATTTGAATCAAAAGCAGTTCTATAAATTCTATCAGATACAATGTTTTCTTGATTGTATAATCTAAAAGGATTTTTTATAAAAATTTTATTTTGCTCAATTTTAACAACTCTAAAAGCTCTTGAAATTGCTGAACCAATTTGATTAGCTTTATTTCCAGAGAAACCTCTAACATAAATATATTGATTTGGATTTAAATCATCTAATGGTTTTAATAATTCTAAAACAAATAATTGATTGTCAAATTGATCTATTTCAAAATTCAATATTTGTCCCCAATCACCTGTTGCTGATAATCCACTAAACGAAGAATTTGAAAAAGAAAAACCTTTTGCGTCTTTATTTAACCATCCAACATTTTTAGTTGGGATGTTTGTTGAACCCGACATAAATAAACTATTTAAAATATTAAAGTTAACAACTGTTGTATTACTTGTTGAATTAATATTTGAATTATAAACTGTTAAATCGTATAGATCTGTTGTACCAGTATAATTAACTGAAGTAACATTATTTAACAAAATAGTATTCATTAATGTTGTACTATTAATTGATATGCTATTATTACCGCCATTAACTGATCTCGAAAAAACTTGTAAGGTTTCATCAATTACTATTGCACCATAATCTTGTGCAACAGTTAATATACCAGCTGTACCAGCTGTACCATTTGTGCCAGAATCAGCAATAAATGTATCAGCAATAATATCAAGAGATTCAATAATTAATGCTGATTTAATAAAATTAACTTGAGAAATAAATTCTCCTGAAGAAACCGGTAAATTAAACCAAATCGTTGAAGATTTAGAATCTGTAGAAAATGTTAAATCTTGAATTCTTAATAAATCAATTCCAATATAAGGCTTTCTATTTGTTGTAAAAACAACTTTACCTTGTGCATTGAAACGATTAAAATTAGATCTAATAGTTATCCAAAGTTGATTTTGATAAGTAAAAGAATCTGTTACAAAATGTTCACCGTATAAATATTCAACGTAAGTACTTAATCCAGAGATATAAATGTATTGATTTTCTAACCAATTAGTTGTATATTCAAACAACGGTTTAGTACATATTAAAATAATTTCATCAAAGCCAGATATAGAATATTTGTTTTTTCTAAGTTCTAAAATATTAATTCTTATTTGATTAAACAATCCTGGAATTTGAATTAAATTATATTTTGCAAGAGTTCCTAATGTTTTTTCATAGTCTGAAGTTGTAGGATTCCATTTAATGTGATCAATTTCAATTTTAAACATTTGTCTATTATAATCCCATCTAGCATCTGTTATTTGATTAATAACTAAATTGGGAAATATAATATTTTCTATTAAAATTTGATTTTCAGCAAAGAAATGACCATCATTAAATTGTCCAGATTTCCAAGTACCACCTAAAAATAATCCGTCATTCCATATTGCTGTTAAACTAGAGTTTGAATCACCAAATATTTGTTCACCAAATGAACCTCCTAAGAAAACCGATTCTTCTCTAATTGCCATATGGTCAATATAATCAGGAGTATCCCAACTTCCTTTAAATGTACCACTCAACCAACGTGAGCTAACTAAATGAGCAGTATATGCAGAGTTACTTGAATTAACACCAACATTAAATTGTCCATTTCTCCAAATAGTATTATAAAGAACACGACCCGAAACATGTGGAGAAATTTGAACATTAGATGTATTGAATGCTGAATATGATTTAAAAATAGCTGTACCATCAAATTCAGTTGTATAATCAACTAAAGGTGTTGTTGGATAACTATTAATTTCAAATACTTCTTTTCCGGGTGTTAATGAGAAAGAAGATGTAATTGACCAGTTAAATGTTTGTTTTGGTATAAGTACAAACAACTGTGACGTTACAATATCTGTAACATTATAACAATATTCAAAATTAATAACTTCAGCAAAAGTAAAAATATCACCATCTGTTGTTTGAGTTACAGTATTATAAGTAAATTGATTATCATTAGCAATAAATGTTGTTTGATTTTTTTTAATTGCCCAAATATCATCTGCAATTATATCAAATTCTTCACCTGATGTTACAGATAATAAGTTATTTATAAATGGAACAAGTGTGTTTTGATTATCTACTTTCCAAGCATAACCAGATGTACTATAGACCCATAAATTGATATTATTACCATTCAATAATTGTCCTTTAAATGAATAATCTCTACCATTATCATATATGTCATATGGAACATTAGCTATGACATCTATAATTGCTTCTATAATTGGCACTATTAAACCTGATGTACCTGATGTACCTGAGGTTGAAAAACCAGAGGTTGAAAAACCAGAGGTTGAAAAACCAGTTGTACCATAAATTGGTATAAAACCTGAAGTTGATACTTGAGGATCTAATGGATCATTAGAAAAATCATATGAGAAATTTTGTTTAGCAAAACCATTTGTACCAGCTATTGCAGTGTCATATAACCAAACATCACAATATGAATTGTTTTGCGATTGACCATTTGCAAATGATAAAATTCTATATAAAATAGCTAATTTACCTGATTGCTTAGCAATATCAACTGCAGTATAATAATAAGCAGGATCATAATAAATTGGAGTAATTGCTAAAACAGTTGCAGTTAAAAGTGAAAAATCATATTCAACAATAACGCCGTTAGCATATAAGGCATAACATAAATTATCAGTTAAAGCTACAACCTTTTTAATATTAACTTCTATAGATGTTATTTCTAATTCAACATAATTAACTGTTGTTGTGTTTAACTTAATTAATTTTGTTGAAGTATGTGCAAATATATTGTTTCCAAATTTAGCAACTTTTATAATACCAGATATAATATTATTAACAGATGATGTTTTTATTCTATTAACATCATAATTTGTTTTTATAATAACTCTATCTAAATCATAATCCGATTCTGCCCAATCAATACCATCAAATATTGTTGAATTATCATCAAATACTGGTGTATTATACGATAAATTATTTTTATCAATTCTATATAATCTACCATTTGTATTAGTAGATGAATTAGAAATTGCATAAATATGTTCATAACCCGATGTACCATAAATACCTGCAGTACCATAATTAACAAATAAATTATCAATATTTTCAGGTAATGTCTGTATAAGTGTAAGATTATTAGAAATGAATGAATAAATTTCATTGTTTGTTGATAAGAAAACATCATTAGTTAAATCATTACTATTGCTACTCAAATTTCTAAAATTCTGACTTGATGAAATAAATTGATAATTCAAACTAGTTGCACCTTGCGTTGTATGATATAATGACATAATGTAATTGTCATTATTATTAATATTTCTAACCAACATTTTTAAAACACCGGTTTCAGAAATATTTTTTGTCCAAATATCAACCAACTCATAGTTTTCAGTTCCAACTAAACCAGGTGGAATAAAAAAACCTGAAGTGCCAGCAGTACCAGCAGTACCATTAGTTCCAAAAGGTACAAATACTGGTGCATAGTAATAATCTCCAAATAAATCTTTAATATTAATAACGTCGTCATTGCCTGATAACATTGTTAAAATTTCAACATCTTCAGAATCCGATAATGCATTTGCAACAAGATCAATTGCTCTAAGTTCTTTTTTTGTACTATTAAAATCTTCGTCAATGAAAATTAAATATTTATTACCAGCCCATTCCAAATATTTAATTGAATTAGCATTTCTAATATATTTACCAAATTCAAATGGTTGCTTATATTGACCAAAATCTAAGTTTTTAATATTACCCGATGTACCATAGTTATTATAATTCACAACTCTTGAAGAAGAATCACCCACCCAATATGTAATTTCATCATTAAAAATTAAATTATTAACCTTTTGTAATTGATTTTTTGAGTATTCTAAACTTAACAAATCAATTCTATCTCTAGAGTTAACTACCATTTTTTCAATAAATCCAACATTGCTGTATAATGTTTCAATTGGAGTTGTTGAAATATAAACTACATCATATGTGTTATTATTACCAGTATAATTATCACCTGGCCAAGCAATAACTGTAGAATTAAAATATTTTTTAGACACTCTAATAATCCTATAATATTGATCTTGATCATTAAAAGTTGCAACATACAAATATTTCTTTTGATTGGTTATAAAGAAACCAAAATCTATAATTTTTTCATTTGGAACTGTTCCAAAGATAATATTATTATTATTGTCTTTTATAGTTGTTTGATTACTAAAATAAACAATTCTATTATCAGTAAATATTGAAATTGTTTGATTACCAATAGATTCACCAGCATGAGATATTTTAATAGCATCTGAAAATGGTAATGCTAAATTATATTTATGATCTGTTAATTGACCGTCAACTCTATAAATATCATAAAAATATAAAGAATTGTGAGTATATAAAATGTACAAATAGTTTTGATAATAATAAGCATCTTTAAAGACCGAAGTTGTACCAATAGCGGTTAATTCAAAATCATATATAAGTAAATCGTTTGGAGGACCAGATGCGTTTGGAGGACCAGATGGAATAACATTAATTGTATTTGTTGACGGTCCAATTTTATTAAAATATTTTATAAATTTCAATCCAATTACATCTTCTTCAATATATACTAATCTATTAAAATTAATAGTATTTGTAATGTATAATATTTTGTTAAACGAAACATTTTCTATACCATATTCATCTATGGAGTCATATAAAAATGGTGCTTTTGCTTCTTGTAATTTTAACAATCTATTTGTTGGTTGATCAACATACCACTGAACAACAGTATTTGGTAAAGGTAATGAATTAACAGATTCAAGTACTCTAATATCTGAGTGTCTATTGATTGCACCAAATCTTTTAGTTTGTTGTGGTATAATAACGGGAGACATATTTTCTCCAAATTCTTTTCTAATCGAAAGAATTTTATTAATACCAAAATCTATATTTTCAACATTAACATTAGTTACTAATGGAATTAATGAATTGTTGTCTTTAGTATAGTAAATATCTAAACCATTTGATGACAATAAGAAATATCTAAATGCTGGAGAAAGAACACGTACTGCAAAATCTTTAAATAAATATGCTGTATTACCAATCAATAAAGATACATTAGGAATAACGTTTATTTGATATTCTGATATTGTCCAAGCGTTGTTTACAAAAGACAATCTTTGTCTTTGAATATTGTTTGTGTTAAATGTTCTAGAATTGCTTAATATATCAATAGGTAATTTATAAAATAAATTTAAAGCATCGCCTAAAGAGAAACCCTTTATTTTTAAATCATTTAAATTTAAATTATTAGCAGTTAAACCTGTTAACCATTCATTTAAAATTGTTGCATCATTTATTAATGCACCAGTATATTCTAATATTGCATAAATTTTAGTATCTATATTATATGAAATAATCTTAAATTGATCTTGAAAAGAATTTCCTAAATCAACTTTAATTTTTGCCAGAATAAAAACCGTTTCTGAAATACCAATTTTAGCAGGATAAACAAATATATCAATCCATTCTACTAAATTGATTGTTGAATCTTGTTGTAATGTTGCAAAAGTAATTATTATTTCTAATGCTAAAGTATCTTTATTTATTCTGATTAAACGCGTTGTTTCTAAAACATATGTGTAACGAGTTCTTGTTAAATTGTTTTGATCAAGAACATTGTCAGTTGTCATTTTTAAGATTTGACCATAAACTAAATCAGCTCTTTCAATTTCATCATTAATAATTTTACTAATCGCTCTAATTTTTTTAGGTGAAAAGTTTTCATCAACTTCAATAATTCTTTTATAACTAGTATCAGCAAACCAAAAAACATTTGGATCTGATTCAATTATATCAACAATATCACGTATAACAACAATTGGTAAAGAATTATCAATAATGTTTTGTGGAATATCAACACCATTAGTACCATTTGCACCAGCAATACTTATTCTAATTTGCGATGCCGTTTTATTTCTATTTAAAACATTAAACATTTGATCATTGAAAACATTAGGTCTCAATGTTAAATCTTTAATAATAACATTATAATCAATTTGATACCACGAAGATTGATCCATTTGTACCCAACCTTCTTGATCAATAAAAATTAATGATGGTGCTGAATTTAATGTATTGTTAATATTTAATTCATTTGAAAAAATTGTATTACCATTATTATCCAATTTACCATTTAAGTAACTTCCATTAACTATTTCAATTTCATCTATACCTGCATTTTCAATAGTACCATTTTCAAATATACCATCTTTCCATACACCTCTTAACCATCTACCATTCATCCATTCACCGTTGTACCAAATAGAATCTCCTTGTTGCCATGAACCAACAACATTCCAAAATGTTGTTGAACGTTTCCAGCCATTTGTCATAATACCATTAACCCACACTCCAGCTTCCCAAATACCTGATAAAAATACTCCACCATTCCAATTACCATTTAACCATACTCCGCTTCTCCAAATAGATTTATTTTGTGCATTAGTTGGATCTTCAACAAAAATATTTTTAAAGATACCATCTTTCCAGACTCCATTTTCCCAAACACCTGTATTAAATGTACCGTTATTCCAAATTTGTGTTGTGTAACCAGTTAAACCTGGACGTTTGTCATTTTCATTAGGATAATATTCTGCTACGTTGACAATTGTAACATCTTCTTGAATTATTTCAAGAACGGTTGATAAATCTAATATAATTAAATTGTTAAAAATATCAATATCTAATATTGCTAAGCTTTGTTGTAAATTTAGCCAATATTCAACATTAGGTCTATCATCAACATCAACACCTCCAGCTGCTGTACCTAATGTACTACCTAAAAGAGTTATATAATTAAATTGATATTCTAATTTAATATTTGTTAAACCTATCATTTGACCTGATTTTAAACCAGTTACATCTGCAACTTGAATAGTTAAAGTGTTTTGAGTGTATGATACTATTGATAAAGGTTTTAAATTACCATTAAAGTAACCATTTTGCCAGTTACCATTATTCCATGTACCATTTGCAAAATAAGAATTACTTACTCTTGCAAATTGATAATTAATATCAACTATTTGCTCTGTTAAAACGTTTGTAGTCAAATTAATATTATTAATAATATCAAGATCTAAATCAATAGTTAAAAGCAATCTTTTATTTTCAAAATCTCTTGTAATATTTAAAATAGTAAATGATTGAAATTCTAAAAGATTTTCTTTATAATCATTTGACCAATTATTTAAATAAAGTGTGCTATTACTATTTTTAAAATAAGATAATAAAACAATTTCTCCTACTTTAAACATATTTTCCCATTTGTAATCTAATTGCAAGTTTGTGTTTCTTATACCATTAATTATAGGTAATTTTATTAATGCATTAACTCTAAAATTTCTTGCACCTTCCCATGCTCCATCATTCCATACACCATCAATCCAAAACACATCATTTGCAAAACCTGTATTAATTGTACTATTAAAATGACCATCATGCCAAGTTGTTCTTCTTAATTCAGAACCAATTCTACCTGAAATAAATTCTCCTCCCCAAAATTCTCCACCTTGATATTGTCCACTTCTCCATAATCCATTAAAGAAATCTGAGTCTTGTGATCTTCCAGTTAAGAATCTATTTCTCTTTGATTTTCTTAATGGAGCAATTTCCGATATTTTTCTTTTAGCGGGATCAGATAATAAAACTTGATCAGGATCAGATATTAAAATTTGTAACTGAATAGATCTAAATGCATCAGTACCAAAAGATGGATCATCATAAATTTTTTCATACACTCTTAAAATATTACTATTTAATAAAGTAAAATCTGAAGAATTAGGTGTAGGATTAAAATCTATTAAAAACTTTTTAGAGTTTCTATAAGCAGCATACTCTACTAATACTTCAATATCTAATTGAACGTTAAAACCGTTTCTCAATGATCTTTTTAAAACATATGGTATAAAATCTAACACAATTTGATTATTCACTGCATCAAAATATGCACCTACATAACCTTTCCAAACTTGCCCAAAATTACCTGAAGAAACAATATTGTAACCTAAATTGTTATAATTATTTGTAAATTCAGCAATATTGAATTTAGATTCATCTAATGGATTTCTAATTCCACCTAATGCATTTAATTGTTGAACTTTACCAATTTGATTAGAAGGATATTTTGTATTCCATTCTCCCCATTGCCAGTTACCGCCTAAAAAGATACCACCTGATAATATAGCCGGTTCATTTTCATTTTTTCTATTAAAATATGTTTTAAATTCTTCAATTGGAATTGGTCTTTCAACAACATTATAGTTGTAAAAATATGTCTCAATATCATTTAAAGAAGTAATGTCTATATTTGAAGATGTTATTTCTGCTTTGTAAAGAATTTCTTCATTTTTCTCATATCTTTGATATTCACCAAAAACACCATCTAAAAATCTTCCACCATTAAATTCACCTTTAATAAATCTGTTTTTAGTAATAAATGCTTCATTATTATTATTAATATTAATAAAAGATTCAGTTCTACTTTGATAAACACTTAATGGCTCAAACAATGTTGATGTTGGATTATTTGAAAAACGTAAGTCGTTGTATTTAATATTTAATGTGATACTATTACTAATATTTGTTAAGTCAGCAGCAATGACAGTATAACCTGCAGCAAACTCGTTATAAGGATCGGTTATAGCTAAATTTGTGTTATCATAACTACCACCAACTATAAAAACTTTATCACCAACAATTATGTCAGAATTTAATTCAGTATAGAATTTAATGAAATCGCCGTCGGGATCAACATAATTCAAAAGTTTTACGCTATTTGCCATTTAAATATAGAAAGTGTCAATTTAAAGATATATATTTAAATTGAAAGATCTGGACTAAAACAAAATGGATCTTTTTAGTTATAATATTTTATTTTTATGGAACACAAGTTTAAAAAATTCGGAGGCGAAATTATTGATGATGTAGGTCAATACGTTCAAAATATGGTTAAGTATAATCGTGACCTGTATGTATGCGTTGGTTGTGACTCAAAACAACTAAGAGGTGCAACATTATATGTTGTTGCTATTACTATACATAGTCCGTTGTTCCGTAATGGTGCACACGTTATTTACACGCGCATTCGTGAAAACAAAAAAGTAAAAGATGATTTTGCTAGATTGTGGAAAGAAGCTGAATATTTGGTTGATATAGGTAACTTATTACATTTAAAATTACAGGAAATAAATTATGTAAGAAAAAGCTTTGATCCAATAAAAGGAGTACTTAAAGATGCTACTGATGGATTCTTTAAAAATGTTGAATTACATGTTGATTTTAATGAAAATTCACAACATTTAAGTAATCGTGTTTATACTGCTGCTTTACCATGGTTAAAAGGTATGGGATTCAAAACATTAGGAAAACCCTTTGCATTTTCAGCAAGTTGCGCAGCAGACTTGAAGTGTAAAATTTAATCTTTTTTAAATTTACAATTATCTAAATGCCAGCGTCTTAAATTTCCAATGTCTGCTTGTTTATCACAATGTGGACATTGGAATTTTTTCATTATTATATCTTTATTCCAAGAAGATAATTCCTTTATTTGGTGGAGAAATTCCTTTTAAATGAATTAGTAGTTTCATAAATGATATAATGCATAATCTTATATATAATAAAAATTAATAAAGATTAATGATTAAAAGATTTAATAATTTTTCCGAAGGAAAAGATGAAAAAGATGAAAAAGAACAGCATTATATGTTCTTTACTAATATTAAAACCATTAATAGATTAACTGAAGAACTTTTAAAAATGGATGAAAAAGAAATAGATTCACTTTTAACAAATGGACACGATTGGGCGTGTGATCATGTATCTACTTCTAAAGATGACATTGAAGAAGTTTTTAATTTTATTAAAGGAGAAATGGATGAAAAAAGAGCTTAACAAAAGCTCTTTTTTATTAAATCTCGACTTCAATTTTTTCATTATTAGGTAAAAATAAAATCGGCGGATTAAAATCCATTAAATGGCTGCATATGATGAGTCTCGTATAATGTCTTTAAAAAATAATACAAAGTTATCTAAAAAATCAAGATTTTTAAAAGTGTAACTGTATTCTGATAAACTTTCTTGAATAACGTCGATGTCAACTCCTAATTCTGTTCTAACGCCAAAACCTTCTGCTATAAGTTTTTTAATAATAAATTCTGGATTAACAGTAATTTTAATAGAATATTCATGAGGTGAATCGTCACTATCTAAATATGTTACAATTGATAATAAATTATTAATATCATGTCTTTTAACAGAATTATAAAGAGTTTTTGTTAAATCTAGTATAGATAAATCACTTAAAAATGGAAATGTCATATAAAGAGATATTACCCAGCAATCTGACATTGTTCTTGCATAGTAACTATAGCTTCTATCTTCTAATGCTATAGCATCTTCTTCTTTAAGATTTTTACATTTATAAACATTAAAATAAAATTCATAATGCGTGTGAACATTATTATCTAATGCTTTAAGAAAAAATGTTTTATTATCCTTGTCTATCATAAATATTAATAAAAATCTTCATTAATGATCGTAATCATCAAAATCATCAAAATCACTTAGAAGGATCATCAAAATCTTCTTCTTTTACAAGTTCATTTACTTTTTCAGTTGCATCATTGTTGCTATAAAAGAAATCTTTTGTTTTAACATTTTCTTGTTTATAAGGTAACAGTATGTCAAGCTTTCTTAAACTGTTAAATATTAAAAGTTTTTGTCCACCATCTAATTTGCTCCAATCTTCTCCGTCTATGATCTTATAAATAAGACCTTGGTCGCCTACTCTTTCATATGTGGTATGAAGAGTATTTAAGCGACCAAAGTCTATGTAGTATTTTGAAAGAATTGACATTTTTTTATTTAATTGTCAAATGTTAAGAATATTTTTCTTTCTGCTCGTTGGGCAGCGATAATTTTAACTCTTATTTCTTGTCCTTCGGAAATCTTTAAATTAGCTTTTTCAAGTTCTGAATTATGAATTAGACCATTTGTTTCTTCATCAAGAGCAATTAAAGCTCCAAAGTTTTTCAATGCTTTAACTTTACCAATTAATCTATCACCAATTTTAATATTGTCCCAAAGAGACTCTCTTAAAATTTGAGTTAAAATTAATTTTTCTTTTACAATTTCTTTGATGTAAAATTCAATTTCAGTGCCTGGCTCAATTTTATTAATATTAGCAACCAATTCAAGATTTACGTTTGCCTTATGAATCATACCAGTTAAGCATGTTTCAAATTCGACAAAGATACCAAAATCTGTAGTACCTGTTACGTTACCAGTGTAAATCTTGTTTTGTTCTAAACTTTGAATTTTCTCTTTAATAAGAGATTGAAGGTATTTTTTACGTGATACAATAAAACCTTCCTTAGTTTGATTTTCAATCATTACTTCTAGATTTAATCCTACAATAGATTTAGGATCAGGTAATTTATTAATACCAGCAAGAGTGTTTGGCATAAAACCAGATGTTTTAGAACCAGATACTGTTAGTTCAACAAAATAACCAGCAGGTGTCCATTCTTTAATAAGAGCACTAAAAAATGATTCATTAGCTAAGGCTTTTTCAAGTTCTTGATTGACTTGTAATTTAGCTAAACTTGATAAGCTTCCTCTTATTTCAAATTTTTCTTCATCTACAAATGTGACCAATACATCAATTTCGTCATTTGTTTTTAATTCTCTTGAAACAACAAGATCTTTTTCTGGACCTTTTAATTCAACATAAACGCTGTCTTTAAATCCACCGTCTAACAATAACCAATCTCCGGTTTTTCCAATAACTGTTGCTTTTATGATTTGTCCTTGATATGGAACCATTACTTTTGATTTAGTAAATGATGTACCAAGATACATTGACATCATAGATTCAATTTCATGAAATGGACGATCAGAAAGAACTTTTACTTTGTTTCCAGTTTTTGTGAAAACTTCTTCTTCGAGTTTTTTAATTTTGCGTTGCGATTGATCGAAGATGTCAAAAGCAATTTCTGCAGCTGCACTTTGTGGCATGTTTTTAAATTTTTAAAGGGTTAAACAAAAATAATTAAGTTAATGATACAATATATACATGACGTGTAAATAGTTTTAAAAATATTTTTTAAAAATATTTTATATCGACATTTATTAATTGCATATATTTTTTTACCATTTCGGCCAACTCGTAACGTTCATCATCAACAAATTTCTTTAATTGCACGTGTAAAATTTCGATAGGATCATTAGCCATTGGAAGTTGTTTTATATTATCAGATGTAAAAAATTTATCATAAAATGTATGCACATCTTTTAATGAATTAAAATATGGTTTATTTGGATCATTTGCATATGCTGTCAAATGTTGATTTTCAATTACTTTTTGTAAAAAATCTGGATGCAATGCACTAAATTGTATTAACTTTTGAGCTAAAAGTTCTGGTAAGCCATTGAATAAATGAAACAAAGCTATTAAGTTTTGAAATGGATCTTTTGAATTCATCTTTTATAAAGGTACTTTTATTAACAGAGGTTCTTTCTTGTTAGCAACATATTCCCAATCAACAAAGTTAACTACAAATGATAAATCAAAGCTATCAAACTCTTGGTCTGTTTTTTCATAACCTAAATCTTTTCCAACTAAACCAGTAACTGTTACTTCTCTTAAAACATATCTAAATTGTACATCTCTATTTTTATCCAAAATTTCAATCATAAAAGGATTAATAAATATAGCGTTAATATTAATATAATGATACATCATAATATCTTGCAAGATAAAGTAATTCATGAAATTATCAATTGCTTTAAAACGTATTTTAAAATCTCTTGAAAAAGTATCATATGGTGCAGTACCACCTCTGAAAGTAATTTTCTTGCCATATCTAGCATTTTGTTCAGCAGTTGGAAAAGTCATTGCTGGAATATCAACACCTAAAATAGCTCCATTTAAATAATCAAGTACACTATTATAAATAGATTGATTTCGGACAATAAAGTCCTTATACTTTGCTTCAATGTCAGCTGGAACAAAGTCTGTAGGCAGTTGATAAACAAACTGATTTTTCTGTGGATTTAAACCTATCGCCATATTTGTATATATTCAAATATGGAATATCGCTTATTTTCTTGGAAGTGTCCACATTTAGATTTTAAAGTGCCATATAACCTAGAAAAAGATAAATTTGTTTTATTTTCACATAATACAAAATATCTTGATCAAATACATAACTATGGAATTGCTTACAGTTTTCAAACAAAAAGAACACAAACTTTAGAAGATACTATTAGAGAAAATGATTTAATATCAATTAGTTATGAAGAAGCAGTTATTCAAATTAGACAATTGATACGTTTTATAAATAAAGCAGGTGGTATTGGTGCAATCAACAAAATGGCAGAAAATGAAAACAATTGTAAATATTTTTTGAAAAAAGTTAAAATTATTTTTTGTATTTAAAATTATTTCTAAATTAGCATTATCAAATCAAACGAAGATTTGATTTTAAAAAAGTTAAAAAATATCGGGAGGCGGTGAAGTTGTAGAGTCACGGCCCTTCGTAAGAGGGTTGCCTTTAGGGGCTTAGGAGGTTCGAATCCTTTCCCTCCCGACAATTGTTGTACTTATGGAAAATGTGGTTTAGGTTTAAGGACGGTTGTTAAAAAACAATCGTCTTTTTTTTGATAAAAAATGTCAGTTGGTTCAATTATATCAAAACTTCAGTCTATTAAAAAAAGAACTGATGAAGAAAAAAGGCTTGAAGAAGCATATGATAAATTTATGCAAGCTGAGACGAATTATTATTTATACTATAAATATAAAAATATTGTTAGTAAAAGCATTATTTATGATTATTCAAGATTAGAAAATGATATTGCTAATCCAGAACATCGTCCATACGATTTTAGTAGAGAATATCATTTTCCATTGTTATTTGGTAAAGGTGTTATAAAAGAAAAAATAGATATAGAACATTTTTATTTTGTCGATCATACTAGAGTAAGTGATTATAAATTTTTTGTTGGTAATAACGAAGGAAAAGCTCATAAGTATAATATTATGAAAGACGATATAATTGGTATATGTAATATTGATGAAACAGCTGGTTTCAATCAAAACAATGCTAAATTGTTTTTATACGATTAAAATTCTGAAAAGATTAAAAAACGTCCTGAGTAAATCATTGTATTTACTCCAGTGTTAGGTTTCATTACAATATAAAATTGATCAAATCCGCTTCTAAAAATTGTTCTAATATTAGCAATTTGTGATTCAAGTATTCTAAAAATTACAACACCATTAGCATAATCAACTTGACCAGATTCAACATACAGTTCAGCTTCAACTGCTAATGTGTCTGATTTAAAAATCATAACAGTACGAGTACCAGTGGCAATAATAAAAGGCGTATATCCAGAATCTGTTATTTTTGCAGCAATAGTTAATTTAACAACATTATCAGCAGCAGGATATAAAAGAATCTGCAATTGACCAATGCCATAAAATGTTTCATCGTTTATTTGCTCTGAAACATTTTTTGCTACAATATTAAATCGTTCAAACATTACAGGAAAAGGAACTTCTACTGTTGATACAGTTGCACCGTTTGATATTGTTGTAACATTAACTTTATCAGGAGAAGATTGATAAATTTTTGGTTTAAATGCGTTTGATATATTTATCTTTGTTAAATTTCTACCATATTTTGCAACTTCATCCTGAACCATCACGTAATTAGTATTTCGTGTAATAAAATTACCAGAAGAAGTTGAAATTAATTTTAATTCAATATCAATAACTGCTGTTGTAGTTGAAAAAGTTATAATAGGTCTAAAACGAATTGGATCATCAAAATTATCTTGAACAATATATTGAATAGTATCAGTTAACAAATTCTTTTCATAAACAGCTACAGTATAAATACAATATTGATCATTGCCATTTAACGCTTGTTGTTCTATAAAAGTGTTAAAACCAGAAACAGTGCTATCATAAATTGCTGATATTTCAAACCAATCACCATCTGTTGCCTTTAAAATTTGAACTGCTAATGTTTGAAATTCCGGTATCTGAGGAATAGTTACACCAAATGGATCTTGAACAGTATAACTAATTTTACCAATAAGTGTTTCTTTTTTAGTTAAGAAAGAAAAATCAATGAAAATTGGTGAATTTGGTCCAACACCTAAACCGGCTGCGCCTGCTAAGTTTGAATTTATTCCACCTAATGTTGGAATTGGAGCAGAATTAATGTTAGAAATACTAACATCATTTGATAATGCTACTGAAGCTGGTACTGATATTTCTAAAAATTTACCCCACAATTTTTCATTATAAAGAAATGGAGGTGCTGTATATTCTAAAGATCGTGAACTATCAGTTTTATCAAAAAAGAAATTAGAAAGATTTAAATAAACTTTACCAGTTCTATCTAAAACGTTTACATTTAAAAGAAAACCAACTTTATCTGCAAATGTGTAATTTATAGGAAAATGTAGTTTAACAATATCATATCGATAAGGAATGTTACCCGGATAATTAATTAACTGTAAAAATGGATAAGACACAGTATCAACTTGCGCCCATTTTTTGTTAACAATATCAAGTTCAAACAAATTCGTTTTAGCAAAATTATTTGTACTACTTGGTAAAGTGTTTGTTGTTTCAGCATTTACAAAGGCACGTGTTTCTTGTAAAGTATTAATAACAATATTGTAATCTTCAGCTAAAAAATTATCATCGTCATATATCCATTCTAAAAGAACATTAGGATCTAAATTAACAAATTTTGAAGTTCTCATCTCAGTTATATATCAATTTATTAACTTTCGATAAATTTAATGATATAATTCTTAATTTCTGAATCGGGTAGATTTACATGTGTTTTAATATTACTAATTAAAATGTCAATATCTCGATCTATTTTACCTTTAAGTTCATGAATTTTTTTAACAATTAAATCATGTTTTTCACCTATATTTTCTAATTCTTTTAATTTTTCTAAAAATAGTTTAGTTCTATCCTGAATTGGTATCTTAGAATCATTATGCATAATGGTTAAATAATTTTTGACATCTACCATTTCCTGAAAGGAATCTTTAATATCACATTTATAAAGATCAATTTCGATATCTCTTTTCTTTAATTCTTTTTTAAAAATGTCTAATTGTTTCTGTGAATGTTTAGTTAAAATCATAATACAATATATATATAGATAATGAGGCATTTATCAACATATCAAATCTTTGAAGCAGGTGTAACAAATTACAATGATCCTATTGTAATTATTAAAAAATTAAATAAAAATAAATCAGCAAAATATACTTTAAACACAGATAACAGTATTGATGTTGAAGGAAATGTTGACATATCATCTTTAAATTTAAAAGAAATGCCAGTTAAATTTGGTAAAGTAACAGGTAATTTTAATTGTTCTGATAATGACTTAACATCATTAAAACATTGTCCAACTACTATAGTAGGAGATTTTTATTGTTCTAGTAATGAATTAACATCTTTAGAACATGGTCCAATTACTATATCAGGAGATTTTTATTGTTCTAATAATCTTTTAACATCTTTAGAACATGGTCCAACTGTATTAGGAAATTTTTATTGTTTTAATAATAAATTTCCTGAAAAGATTCAAAAAAAGATTGATAATTTTGAAGGTACTTGGCAAGAATTGTTATTTTTAATGAATATTTGGCAATCTAAAAAACTAACCGATTTAGATAAAAAAACTGGATTATTTAACTAAAATGAAGCATTTATCAACATATCAAATTTTTGAAAAAGCAAATGTAATTGATCCTATGAATTATTTAAAAACATACCAAATTTTTGAAGCAAATGTAATTGATCCTATTGATCCTATTGCAATTATTACAAAATTGAATAGGTATAAAAAAGTAAAATATACTTTAAACAAAGATAACAGTATTGATGTTGAAGGAGATGTTGACATATCATCTTTAAGGTTAAAAAAAATGCCAGTTAAATTTGGTAAAATTAATGGAGATTTTGAATGTTTTAATAATAAATTAACATCTTTAGAAAATAGTCCTATTACAGTAAAAAGAAATTTTATTTGTTTTTGTAATAAATTAACATCTTTAGAACATTGTCCAACAATAGTAACGGGATATTTTGATTGTTCTTATAATCAATTAACATCTTTAGAAAATGCTCCAATTACTGTATTAGGAAATTTTAGATGTGCTGATAATAAATTAACATCTTTAAAAGGTGGTCCAACTACTGTAACAGGAGATTTTAATTTTGCTAATAATGAATTTCCTGAAGATATACAGAAAAAGATTGATAATTTTAAAGGTACTTGGCAAGAATTAATGGCGTTAAATGTTATTTGGCAGTCTAAAAAACTAAACGACTTAAATAATAAAACTGGATTATTTAACTAACCTGTTTTAAACTTTTACCATTTTGGTCATAAAACGATTATGATTAGACTTTCAATGTCTTTAAAGAAAAATTTAAAAAATGAAGATTTATTTGGAAGATTTTCTTACTTATTAACATCTGCCGTCAGTTTTGAACCCGAACATGAGGGCGAATTATTGAATGCTTATACGCATATTGATAATGCAACAGTGTTAGAAAATTTTACAAAAAAATTAAATAAAATCTTTTTTAAAAAAACAAAATCAAAAAAACAAATTAATGTTCTAATAGACGAAAAAATCTATAATAATATTTTTGAAAAAATGGAAAATCTTCAAAAAGAATATTATAACATTTTCCGTTCTAAAAAGGATAATTCATATATGCTTGTTGTTGAATTAAATGATTTAAAAATGATGAACGATGTTTCATTTAAAACAGTAGATAATAAAATGTTTTATGTTTAAGACAGAGCAGTAGTACATTCATATATAATTTAATCATTTGAAAGAATGGTGAATTAGCAATTTAAGGCAAATAAAAAAATTTAAGGCAATTTATGAAATTATTTATCATCCCAGTCCGTATTACGGATCTTCCTCAGTATCTTTCTGAGAAACTATCACAAAAAACATCGCATTTAAAAGTAAGAACAAAAGATGGTAAAATTTTTCATTTTGAAATGTTTGACACAAGAATGCAAATCACATCAAAAATTTTAAACTTCATCATAGCATTAAATGGCTATGCAGCTAAAGACATCGACAGATTTTTCTTTTTAAACAAAGCAGAAGAATTGTTATACGTTTCAAGGCCTGGCATAGCTCTCAAAAACGAATTAGAAAAAATATGGATAGGAGAAAAATTATAAAACATTGTAAATTTTAAAATTATAACTTAAAAGCACCAAAGTAAATTTAAGAAATTTTTAAACTTATCTCCACTTTACTTAATAAAAGAAAACTAATAAAAAGGTTTATATAAATTCAATTAAAAAATGTATGGCAAATGATTTATTCAATTTAGACAGCAATCAAACAATGAGCGTGTTTGATGCAAAGAAAAGAAACACTGACGGTTTATATCGACCAGATGTTGACGATGGTGATAAAGAAACTGGATATGTAGCATCAATTCGTTTTCTACCAAACTTTACTCGTAAAGAAGTAGTAGAACAAAACGCATTAGAGAAACATACACACTATGTGAAGTTAGAAGAACTTCCAGAATTAAATGGTACTTATGATTGTCAAAAAGTATTTGGTGATACAAACCCATTATATGATTCTTTTTGGAAATTAAAAAATTCTAGGTCAGTAACTGATCAAGAGAAAGCAAAAATTATTTCTCGTCAAACTAAGTATTATTCTTATGTATTGATTGTTGAAGATAAGCAACATCCAGAATTGGAAGGTAAAATTTTGATTTTCCAATATGGTTTTAAAATTGCTGATAAAATCAAAGAAGAAAAAGCTGGTACTTATGGTGAAGCTTGTAATGTATTTGATTTAGCAGAAGGAAAAGATTTCAAATTGGTAGTTAAAAAAATTGGTGGTTATAATAACTATGATTCATCAAGATTCTTAACAGCAGGTCCTATTACATTTGTAAAAGAAGGTCAAAAGAAGACTATGCCAGTTGAAGAATCAAATGGTAAAAAAGTTATTGCAGCAGCAGTACGTGATAAAGTAAAAGACATTTTGTTAAAAAGAGATCATGATTTGGAAGAATTTGCTCCAAAAAAATGGTCTGTCGAAGACAGATCTAAAGTCAACAGAATTGTTTCTCATTTGTTAGGTACTAATTCAGAATTTGCTTCTGCAAATAGTAGAGTGGCTGATCAATCATCACCAGTTACTTCTAAGCAGGCAACAAACACAAGTTTTGACACAACTGCAACAAGTGCAACAACAAAGCAGATTGATAATTTCTTTGATGATCTTTAATTAAAAAAGTTATTTAATAAGGTGTAGCCTTAAAAAAGACGATTGGGAAACTAATCGTCTTTTTTTATTTAAAACATTTTCATATTTCTTAATAAAATAAAAAAAATACCAATAACGATGTCTAATCTCATAGGGAAAAAGTTTGAATATAACTTAATGAAGGGTGAAATTAAAACTGTGAAAGAAATCAGAAACGATTTGGTTATTTTCGAAGATGATGGCAGAGTTCCAGTAGAAAGGTTTACTGAATTATTTACTGAAGTATCATCTTCAAATAATGAAGCAAAGAGAGTTTTATTTAATAATGATGAAGTTGATCCAATAAGTTTTTTTGATAATAGTAGTCATAATCAACTTTTAGAAAAATTAAAAAAAGAAGCTGAAAATATTGATTTAAATAAAACGCCAGTTCAACATGTTGATACAAAATCAATGGTTGATTCACGTGTTGAAGAACCAGCTGTTAAAAGAATTTTTATTGAAACAGATGAAAAAACGGGTAAGATAACTTCAAAAGAAGAGCATTTACCTGGAACATCTTCTGATTTTTTTAAGAAAATGAAAAGAAATCAAGATATTAAAATAAATGTTCAATTTACTCAAAGAATACCTAACATTGATTTTATTAAAATGATGGATGAAAATTTTGATCAAGGCGTTATGGAATATTTAATTTCTGAAATAACTGAAGAAGTATTAGCATCTCCACAAATCATTCAAACACAAATTAGAAAGCAATTAGAAGATTTATTAGCCAAAAAAGATAGTAATAAAAAGAAAAAAAATGTCAAAAGTACTGATTAAGAAAAGACACTTACAAAAAATAGGCATTTATAAAAAAAGTGCTTATGATTTTAAAGATGGTAATCCAATGACTGAGCATGAAATTGTTAAATGGATGAATCAAATATATGTACAAATGGTAAATGATCATTCAATAGATTATTCATCTAGAGCTTGTGGTAGTTCACTTGTTGTAGCGCATAAAGTTGTTGAGGATATAAAAAAACCAAATGAATTCGATATTGAGTTTTATATTGTTGATGGTTATAAATCATTAACTTTATTTTGCAAAGAAGAAGGAGAAAATTTTGAAAATTGTAATGATCCAGATGCAGAAAACAAACCAGCTATTTTCTTTAATACTGCTTAGTTAAATAATCCAGTTTTATTATTTAAGTCATTTAGTTTTTTAGACTGCCAAATAACATTTAACACCATTAATTCTTGCCAAGTACCTTTAAAATTATCAATCTTTTTCTGTATATCTTCAGGAAATTTATTATTAGAACAACTAAACCATCCTGATACAGTTTTTGGACCATGTTCTAATGAAGTTAAATTGTTTCTATAACAATAAAAATCTCCATTTACTGTAATTGGACCATGTTCTAAAGAAGTTAATTTATTATCAAAACAATCAAAATCTCCTGATACAGTAGTTGGACAACCTTTTAAAGATGTTAATTTATTATCAAAACATCTAAAATTTCCTGTTACAGTTGTTGGACTACCTTCTAAAGTTGTTAATTGATTATAAGAACATCTAAAATCTCCTGATACTGTAATAGGAGCATGTTCTAAAGATGTTAATTTATTATTATCACAATAAAAATTACCTGTTACTTTACCAAATTTAACTGGCATTTCTGTTAAACTTAAATATGATAAATCAACATTTCCTTCAACATCAATACTGTTATCTTTGTTTAAAGTATATTTTACTTTTTTATCCTTATTTAATTTTGTAATGATTTCAATAGGATCATCAGTTACATTTGCTTCAAAAATTTGGTATGTTGATAAATGCTTCATATTTATTTAGTTAAATAATCCAGTTTTATTATCTAAATCGGTTAGTTTTTTAGATTGCCAAATATTCATTAAAAATAACAATTCTTGCCAAGTACCTTTAAAATTATCAATCTTTTTTTGAATCTTTTCAGGAAATTTATTATTAGCAAAATTAAAATCTCCTGATACTGTAACAGGACAATGTTTTAAAGATGTTAATTGATTTCTATAACAATAAAAATCTCCTAATACAGTAATAGGACAATGTTCTAAAGATGTTAATTGATTTCTAAAGCAATAAAAATCTCCTGATACTGTAATAGGACCACCTTTTAATGATGTTAATTTATTATCATGACAACGAAAATCACCTGATACAGTAGTTGGACTATGTATTAAAGATGTTAAAAGATTATCAAAACAATAAAAATCTCCTGTTACAGTAATTGGACAACCTTTTAATGATGTTAAGTCATTATTAGAACAATAAAAATTTCTTTTTACTGTAATAGGACTATTTTCTAAAGATGTTAATTGATTATAAGAACATCTAAAATCTCCTGATACTGTAATTGGACAATGTTCTAAAGATGTTAATTGATTATATGAACAATTAAAATCTCCATTTATTGTAATTGGACAACCATCTAATGATGTTAATTTATTAAATGAACAATAAAAATCTCCTGTTACAGTAGTTGGACAACCTTTTAATGATGTTAATTCATTACTAGAACAATTAAAATTACCTGTTACAGTAGTTGGACAACCTTTTAATGATGTTAATTCATTACTAGAACAATTAAAATTACCTGTTACTTTACCAAATTTAACTGGCATTTTTTTTAACCTTAAATGTGATAAATTAATATTTCCTTCAACATCAATACTGTTATCTTTGTTTAAAGTATATTTTGCGTCTTTATCATTATTTAATTTTGTAATGATTTCAATAGGATCAATTACATTTGCTTCAAAAATTTGGTATGTTGATAAATGCTTCATTTTAGTTAAATAATCCAATTTTATTATCTAAGTCGTTTAGTCATAATTTATTATTTATTATTTATTATTTATATAATAGTTGTGAATTAACTTGACCAGTTCTTAAAACATTTACATTTAATATTATCACACCCATTCCTTGAACTGCTTCAACATATGTATCTAATAATCCAATACCGGCGTCAATCATTTCTTTATTGTTATTTGATTCGTCCATTATATTTCTTATGTCATAAAATGCTGATTGTGAAATATATTTTGCAGCTATTACATTTGCTTGCTTAACAATAGTTTCTCTATTTTCTTTAGTGTTGAACGACCAATGAAAATTTAATAACATGTTTCGCATTTCTTCTTCAAAAGAAATTAAAGCTTCTCTAACATGTATAGAGCCTAATGATGAATCAAATGGGTATGAAGTATTTTCAGCAAAAATAAAATATCTTGAATCTTTATCTTTTGATATTCCATTAATATTTGATTGATTTAATAATCCCAAATCATCGTCTGAGAATTCTATTTCTAAACCCGATATATCATTTACGCGGCCTAATGACCAACCGGCGACAATTGACCAAGGACGTATATCACCAATTTTAACTTGCCATTTATTACGCATATATGAATCTGCTGCAAACATTGCAGGAGGTACAAATATTGGTCTATTTAAATTAATATCTTCAGTTTTAACGTAAGGAAAATAATAACCAATAGATGAAGATGATTGATCAGATATAAGTGTAAAATAAACACCAGCAAAAGAATTTTTATGTCCTCCTGATAATAGTTTTGATAAATCAAAGCGCCCATCTAATGTTAAGAAATTTAATCCTGTATAATTTTTAAATTGTTTAATAGATGGTAAATTTAAAAATCCCAATGACATGTGTTTATCACATATTTTTGCTAATGGTAATTTTGTTTGCTCATTAAATCCTAAACCAAAAGAGTCAATTAAATAACGATATGTGATTTTATTAACGTTTGATAATGCATTATATAATCCAGTTCCTGGCGCAATTGCTGTTAATATCTCTGCTAATTTTTCTTCTGTTCCATTTGGAATACTTTCATTTGAAATTGTAAATCCTTTTAAAAAGAATCCTTTATATGTTTTAACCCAATCATCAATTGATACAAACCAATTACATTGTTTATCCGATTTATTTAAATAATCTGTGCCTGATGTTCCATAAGAACCACCAAAAGAAATATTGTTTATGAAATCATTAACTTGAATATAATCATCGCAGTGAATTGTTAAAAGAGTATTATCTAAATCATATGGATAAACTTCTAATATTCTACACCATCCTCTTTGAATTGTTGACGAATTTATATCAGTTGAAGAAAGTTGTGCTTGTAAATATTGTCCTGTTTGAATGTTACCAGCATATCTTTTATAATCAACTAAAATTGTAAAAGGATCTAATTGACCTTCAATTTCTAATGTTCTTTTAAATTTAATTTCATCAGTCTTTTTAATATTCTTTAAAAGATTATCCTGATTTAAAGATTTTTCTTCATATTGTACATATAATTCTTTATTTAAAAAATAAAATTTAAAATATCTTTCTAAATTGGCATCAAAAAATTGTACTAATTCTGCATCTTCATTTACTATTTCTTCAATAACAATAAGAGCTTGTTTACCAGATATAGTTGTTTGACTTGATATTGTAAAAATACCTTTGTTTTTTAATGTGTTATTTACGTATATTTTATTAGAATAATTTCCTAAAATTGGGTTATTAAAGATAATATAATATTGACCGTTAATATTTCTAAACTCAATATTTGATTCTTCTTCAATTTCAATAAAAACTCTATCTCCAGTTGAAACTAATCCTTCATAATATGATTTATATAAATAGCTTTCGGGCCCAAGTCTACCACCATTTACAGGAAAAGTATATGGTGATGAATCTGTATTAATATATTTTGCTGTTTGATATAAAAATTCTAAGTCATTATAATAGATACTAATCCAACCATTTATATTGTTAGGTGGTAAGATTATAGCAGGATCATTTTCTTCGATTGTTAAAAGAATTAAACGATCTTGATTATTAATAATATTTTCAACATTTGCAATTGTTCTTTTATAACCTAAACTATCTAAAACTATAGAAACTCTTTCAACTAAATTTTTATAAAGTTGAAAATATAAATAATAAATTCTATTTTGATGATAATCGTTTTCTATAATATTTAAACATTTTTCAAAACGTAATTCTATTTGATTAGCATTAACTATATCAAATCTGATTTTAGGAACTGTTTCAATTTGATTTGAAAAACATGGTATCCAACCAAATAAACCATCATCAACTGTTTCACCATCATCTTCAGTAATAGATACACCATTTAAAAGTGTTTCGTATTCACCAGATAAATCTTGCGATATTGTATAATAACCTATAACATATTCATTCTTAACATCAATTTTAGGAAAAGCATAATTACCGTCAAATGGAACTGTAACACTTAATCTATAATCAACGCCTGCTTCTGTCATTACAAGTGCTAGGATAAATTTATTACCAGGAGAAATGATTTTATTTAATTCTAATTGAAATTCGTTTTGTGATTGTTTAATTGCTATTTTTTTACCTTTAATAATTGCATAACTATTTGAACCAAGAACAAAAGGTTTTACAACAAATGTTGATGTTTGCGAAATGATTAATGGTTTTAATTGCGTGTCATTAATATAACCATCTGCATTTTTAGAAGATCTGTTTTCTGACTCCCAAGCAGGATCACCCCAAGAGTTACCAGCTTGATCAATAAATTTTTCATCTATTAATAATTCATCTACAATTTGTTCTTTATAAGATAAAAAATTTAAACCAAAAATATTACGTTCAATAGTATTGTAACCAATTAAATCTACAAAACCATTTCTAAAATCGGTTTCATATTGATCAATATCTAATGCCGCAAATAAACCTGTTTTATCTGAATTGCTATTAATAACTGATTGAATAAATAAATCTCTACCTAATGCATCTTTAAAATCGGGAATAAGTGAAACATGTAAATCAGTTATTAATGTTACATGAATATCATTTAAAAAATCAGTTATTCTATCTTTTCTTAAACCTTGTATATTAAAATAACGAGACCATTTAATGTCAACAGATAAACTTGCATAATTTGTCCAATCTCCTTTAACAACTACAACACGTACCATAAAATCTGAAATCAATTCCTTTGGATGTAAAAAAGATGGTTTATTATCAGCACCATACCAATCTTCAACAGTTTGATTAAAACCTGGTAAATTTGACTTAAAAACCCAAAGAGTAATATTATCATTTGACATATTGACGAATGATAATATTTTTCCAGTTGGAGATGACGAATATCTTTTTGAAACATTAATAAGATCTTCTTCCGATTTTTTCCAGAAATCTAATTTGTTAAAAAATTGATCATATGGATTTGTTCTAGTGTTTTCATTTTGTAAATGAGTTGCTGATGACATTGTTACCCAATTTAATTTATCAATTATTGGGTCTGTTTTTAAAATACTCATACAATATGCTGGACCAGTTTCCAACATTTTTAAAGCAGTTCTATGAAAATATGATTCTTTTCTTTCTAATTTGTAGTCAATATCACCAAAAATTTTAATAAAATCAGTAGGTGTTTCTATTAAAATAGGTCTATTCTGTGGTCCTGTTTTAGAAAACCCTGGTATAAAATGTATTACATCATCATATCTTGGAACACTTGTACGAGCACTTTTATCAATCTCATTTACATAAATGCCAGGATTTAGATTTCTACTTGTTTGATCTGCCAAAACAATGTTAATATTTTGGTTTATATATAAAAAATATCAAAATCTATGGCATCATTAGTTGTAAACGGAAATGTTCAAGTTCAAGGAAATATGACCGTTTAAAAAAAGTAATGTCTCCATTATAAATGTCAAACAATTCATTCAACTGATGCACAATGATCCAGTTTGGTGGATTAACAATATGGTAATTAAACTAGATATGGTAAATAATAAAATTTTAATCAACGATGTTGAAATTATTAATTGCTAATTGTAGAAATGGATCAAATATTCGGATTTTTTTAATTATTAAACCAATTAACTATTTCAACTAAATCGTTTAATGATATTATTTTAATAGCTTCTTTCTTTGTGTATTTATTTGGCCATTCTATATTTTCTCTCAATTTATAAAAATGAAATACAACTTCATCTTTTTTAAGATGTGGATGTTTATAAGTATCTAATATACCAATTGTGAAAAATCCAGCTTTATTTTCATTTTTATAAATTGCATATGTTTTATATTGCTTACAAAGTTCTATACTAAATCGTTTTAAATATTCAGATCTATCGTATTTTTGATCTTTATATCCGACAATTTTTAAATGTTGACCTAAATATTTCAGATAATTCTCTAAAATTTTAGCTGCATCATGATCTCTTTTAAAGAAAACATATGACAAAGCTTTTTTAAGAAAATGTTGTGGTTGAATTAAATTATTACAAATAATTGTTACAATATTATTTTTAAAAATATCATATTCATATATTGAATGTTTTTTATATTCTGCATAAACTGGATTGTATGATTCATAAAATATTTCAAAATATTGTTTATGCGAAAAAATAATTTTAAGTTTTGATCCATACATTTTTATATTGATAATAAGATTACGTTTTGAATGTACAAAATTAATCATAGACGGCACTAAATCATAGATCAATATATCATTTAATAATTTTTTAGAATAATCTAAACTAAACTTGGTAGGAAATCTTGAGACAGCATAATATTTTACAAACGCGTCGTATTTTTTTAAAATCTCCAATCTATCTTTTTCACTAACATTTATAATTTCAACAGTTTCTTTCATCTAATAATTATTACTAAAATATAAAAAAAGTTTAAACATAAAAAAAAGGGCCTAAGGCCCTTTTTTAAACAATTATTATTAAATTATTAAATTATTAATTGGAAGATGCATCCATTGGAGGAACATTGGTTGCATCATTTGCATATAATTTTGTAGCAACTGTTTGCATTAATGCTTGAAGTTCGGATGTTGCAGTTTCAATTTGAGTTATGTCTTTAACTTGTAAAGCATTTTTCAAAGTTTGAATCTTTTCTTCTAAACTCGTTTTATCAGCAGCATCTATCTTATCTCCGTTTTCTGTTACAAACTTTTCAGTTGTAAAAGCTAAAGAATCAGCAGAATTGATTTTATCAATTTTATCCTTTTCAATTTTATCTGCATCTGCGTTTTGTTCTGCTTCTGCTTTCATTCTTTCGATTTCTTCTTTTGTTAAAGAAGAAGAACCTTCAATTCGAATTCTTTGTTCTTTTCCTGTTCCTTTATCTTTTGCACTTACTGATAAAATACCATTAGCATCAATATCAAAAGTTACTTCAACTTGAACAGTTCCACGAGGTGCTGGTGGAATGCCATCTAAATGAAATCTTCCAAGAGTTTTATTATCTTTTGCCATTACACGTTCTCCTTGTAAAACATTTATTTCAACTGATGGTTGATTATCAGATGCAGTTGAGAATGTTTCTGTCTTTTTTGTTGGAATTGTTGTATTAGCATCAATTAGCTTAGTGAATACACCACCAAGTGTTTCAATACCTAAACTGATTGGAGTTACATCTAATAATAAAACGTCCTTAATGTCACCTGATAATACAGCTCCTTGAACGGCTGCTCCTATTGCCACTGCCTCATCAGGGTTAACTGATTTATTTGGTTCTTTCTTAAAAAATTCTTTTACTTTTTCGCGAATGATTGGAATACGGGTTGATCCACCAACTAAAATAATTTCATCGATTTTATCAATTGTGATATTAGCAGCTTTTAAGATTTCTTCACATGGTTTAATTGTTCTATCAACTAAATCAGCAGTTAATTGCTCAAACTTTGCTTTTGTTAAATTTTTAACAAGATGTTGTGGCACACTATCAATTTGACAAACATATGGTAAATTAATTTCTGTTTGTGATGAACTTGATAATTCTATCTTTGCTTTTTCAGAAGCTTCACGAACTCTTTGATAAGCTTGTGGATCTTTTCTTAAATCAAAAGTAGTATCTTTTTTAAATTCATCAATAATCCAATCAATAATTTTATTATCAAAATCGTCTCCTCCTAAATGATTATCTCCAGCAGTTGCAAGTACTTCAAATACACCATCTCCTAATTCAAGTAGCGAAACATCATGAGTACCACCACCTGTATCAAACACAACAATCTTTTGATTCTTAGACATTTTATCAAGACCATAAGCTAATGCTGCTGCTGTTGGCTCATTAATAATTCTAAGAACTTCTAAACCCGCAATTGCTCCAGCTTCTTTAGTAGCTGTTCTAGCAGCATCATCAAAATATGCAGGAACTGTAATAACTGCTTGTGTAACTGTTTGACCAAGATAATCTTCAGCAGTTTGTTTCATTTTTTGTAAAATACTTGCAGATAATTCTTGCGGAGTATATGTACGATCATTAATACGAACAACTGGATTATCACCAGACTTTTCTACTTTATAAGTAACTTTGTCAAGTTCATTTTTTACAGCATCATATTTACGACCCATAAATCTCTTGATACTATTAATAGTATTAACAGCATTTACAATTGATTGTCTTTTTGCAGCATCACCAACTTTTCTTTCACCCGACTTTGCATCAAATGAAATAATTGATGGCGTTGTTCTTCTACCTTCAGAATTGGCTATTACAACAGGTGCACCTGCTTCCATTATTGCAACTGCCGAATTTGTTGTTCCTAAATCGATTCCGATAACATAACTTTTACTCATAATTTTAAATTTATTTATTTTTAATCTTTATTGTTCAAATACTATACCAAATTTTAAAAGAATAATTTGTGTCATATTTTTGTGACATAATTGTCGTTATGTCATATTATCAGGATAATTGTTAGCATTTTCTGTCTCAAATCCATATTGATTTAAAAGATATTGCACAGAGATCATTGGAACATTTTCTGAAATTTCTTGTATTAATCTTATTTTAGCCTCTTTAATTAGATCGTTTCTTTTAATTGTGTTTTTTTTACTTATAGGCAAATCAAAATTTTGTTCTAGCAAAAATACAATATCTTCGTTATATTTAATACTTAAATTGTCTAAAAATTCTTTCCAATCAGAATATTTTTTCTCTTTAATTGACGGAGTTTCTATATTTAATTTTTCATAAATAAACGCCATCTTATTTTCTATATTTTTTATTATTTCAGCTAAATCATTTGTTATATTTTCATCTGCTAAAGGAGGAGTATATTGTTGTACGTTAAAATTTAATTCATATTGTTGTAAAAATGCCATTAAATAAACTTCTATTTATGTCTTATTATAAAAAGTACCAAGAAGTTTACAAAAAAATAGGGCAAGTTGTGTCTTGCCCTAAAAAATTATGAAATGTTATGAAAATGGTGATTAGCTTAGCAATGCTTTTGCTCTTTCTAAAAGTTTGTTGGTTCTTTCCACCATACTGTTCTTATATTTATCATCATTGGTTCGGCTTGTAGCCTCATTCAATTTTGCTGTTAATTGAGAAATAATTTCTTCAACATACTTTTTATAGTATGTTAAATCGTGTGGAACAAGTTTCAAACTTTTCTTTAACGAATTAACATCGCACATACGCGTACGAATCCTGATTACTTTGTAATCGTAAATACTATAACGAATTACATCTTCAGGATTTAATTGCGACATAGCGTGATCTATTGAAAATTTTGACTCACCAGCATTGTGAACCAAAATTTTAAATTCTTTAAAGACACACGTTTTTCCATCAATTGAAGTTGCAAAAGTCATAGTGCCCTTTTCAATTACTTCTTTCTCTAAAGCTGAGAAGTCATTAAAATCTTTCACTTTACTTAAGCGTTCATTAAACACTTTCAAGTCGGCTTTTAAAGCCTCTTGATCAATCTCGAAACTTAAGTTTTTCTTTAAGTCTTCGAGCCACACAAACACATTTTTCATAATTTTAAAATTTAAATAAAATTGTTATTACAAATATAATCAATATGGTTGATTTATAGAACATACTTAAACCATTTGTTTAACTAACTAACCAACCATTCTGACACAATTACTGCTATACAAATTTAATCAATTTATACGACAAATAAAACAAAAATATCACTTATTTTCATGTTTTTTAGTACTAAATCTACCTCTTTCCCAACCTTCTATTTTATATTTTTGTAATTCTTCTAATAATATCATTTTATCTTTTTATTTAAAGTTATCCATATTTTACCTACACATTGTGCAGTTTTATTAAAAAAATTGTCAATTATATTCATTAAGAATTTTTTCGGTTGTTTTTAATGTCATATTAATACATTGATGCATATCAATATAAACATAAAGACCCAATCTACCAATAATTACAGTGTTAGGAAATTTTTCTAATGCTAATTTTTGATATTTTTTATATAATTCTTTATTGCGATCATCTGATATTGGATAATATGGTTCTGTTACATTTGGAATGTAATCAATAGGATATTCAGTTGTTGTTACTGCGTATCTGTTTTTAATGTTTGGTTTAAAATGATTATGTTCTATTATTCTAGTATATTTAACATTTGAATTTGTGTAATTTACAACACTATTACCTTGATAATTATCTGTGTTTTTATGTACTTCAATATCAAATTGTAATGATCTATATTCTAAATATCCATATTCATAATTTAAAAGTTCATCAATAGGACCGGAATATATCACTTTTCCATTTTCTTTTAAATTATTTTTTAATAATAAATTTTTATCATTTATATTCCAATTATAATTTAATAAAATATCAACATTTTCCTCAGATTGAAGCATATTTTGTATAAAATTTGTATAACTACCATCTTTAGGTAAAATTTGATATTTGGCTTCATTAAAATAAGTATTATCAAAATTAAATCTTAAAGGTAATCTTTTAATAATATTAGCCGGCAAATCTGTACATTTTTTACCCCATTGCTTTTCGGTATATCCTTTAATCAATTTATTGTAAATAGTTGTACCTACCATTGATATTGCTTGTTCTTCTAAATTTAATGGTTGATTTATTAATCCATATTCTTTTATTTCTAAATCAATTCTGTTTTTAATATCTGAAATACTTACACAATCTTTAAACAATTGTCTAAAAGTCATTAGATTAAATGGTAACTGCACCATTTCATTGCCAGTTTCAGCTACAACATTATGAGTATAATTTTCCCATTCACAATGTTTTTCCAAAAATTTCTGAATTTCATCACTATTATGATGCATCAAATGTGCACCTTTCATATGAACTTGAACACCTTCAATATTATCAGTTCTTAAATTTCCTCCAATTACTGATTGTTTTTCAATTATTAAAATTTTATATTTTTCTTTTGCTAATGAAACAAAAACAGAACTGGATAAACCAGCACCTATCACAATAAAATCATATTTTTTATCAAGATCATTTACATTTTTTATAATATTCATAAGATTTAAGATTTATTTTAAAATTACTAATCCACTTGTTTTATCTGATAAATTAAAGTTCTCTTCAATAAATGAAATAACTTCTAAAGGATCAATTGAGTGATGAAATGCTATATTTGGTCCATGATTATCTAACATTACAGCAGATAAATTTCCAAATCTTTTCATATGTTGATATGTAAACAAGATCATTTAGTTTCATTTTTTCTTTAACATATTTTTTTGATCTATTCCACCATTTAACATTTTGAATTACCTTATATAGAATGTATATTGATATTATAAGAAGCATTAAACATAATACACCAAGTAAAAAATCGGTTGAAACGTTATCAATTAATAATTTTTTTAGCATGGTATTAAGTTATGATATTAAGTTATGGTTTTTTAATGTCTTTTTTAGCATGTTTTCTATGATGTACAGCATGCATAATATTAAATAGACCTAACGCGATTACAGTGAGTGATTTATACATTATTGATTAATTTCTGTATCTTATTTTAATATAACATTTTCAAAAAATTCTCTTAATTCCTGCCAAGTGTATTTTACAAGAGCTCTTTGTTTTTCAACAATTTCTCTTCTATATGTTAAATTATTTTTTAATTCAATTGTTAATTTTTCTAATTCTTCAACGGTTGTAAAATAAACATTCATATCACCAAATAACATTCTTTTAGGATCACATGATTGTTCAACCAATAAAGGAACTCCTGCTAAAGGAGAATGACCAATTCTACCAGTAAACATTTTATCAGAATCTAAATCGGCCAATAAAACCGTTGCAACGCTACTGCTATAGTTTTCAATTAATTCATTGAAAGTAATAGTACCGTTAAATTTAACATTTGTTGAAATATCTTCAGCAGTTTTATTAAAATGTTCCGGTGTACATGAACCAAATAAATCAACATTTACATTTTTAGCAGATAGTAAAAATTTATCGATTGCATTTAATCTTAGTTTGTGTCTTGGATTACCACCAAATGTTAGATCGTATTTTAATATGTCTTTAATTTCTTTTTCTGGCATTAATAAATAATGCCATTTATACATTGGAAAATGTTGAATTGAATCTTTTGTAAAATAAGGTATTGATTTTTTATCACGTTTTGTTTTTTGAATCTTTTTAAGAGCTGCATCAAAATCGTAATAATGAGTAATTGCTTTTACAATTTGTTCTGGAACATGTAATTGTAAATCGGAATATTTATCTTTCCAATCTCTTTTAGAAATATCCAAATCTGTATGAAAACCTAATAATGAATCAACAAAATAGAAAGTAATTTTTTTAGCATGTGTAACTAAATCAAAAGTCTTTAAAGTATAAGGATCGTCTTTACCACCAAAGAAATTAATCGAAGAATTTATTAAAAAAACATTATCTAAAATTGGAGGCCCTATTAAGCCAGTTAAAGAAGCATTTGAAAATTCTGGTTTAACAATATCGTGTAATAAAACATTGGACGGCGCATTGTCAAATTTACCTCTGATTTTGCCGTAATAACGAATGGTGTTTTCTTTATTTGATGCTAATAGTTTTATCAAATCTTTGATTTCTTCAGCATTGTGATTTTGTTCTTTTGAAAAATCTACGGTATGATTACCAATTTTCATTACTGTTATATCTGCCATTATTATTGTTGTAATATTTTAATAAAAATACTAAAAAAATTTATAAAGTTTAATTAAAAGGCTAAATTATTTTTAAAACGTGACATTATTACCTGCTATAACTTCTAATAACTTCTTGTAACATTTTTTGAATTTTTAATTTTTGTCTCCATATGTTTGTATTTTTAATTTTAATTGCTGTGCTGATTTCATTTTTGATGATATTGAAGCCATATCATCTGTAATAAGCATATGTGCTTGTTTTAAATTATCTACTTCAACCCAATTTGATGGTAATGTTGATTTGAATTCTTCTTTTGTTTTGAAACCAAAGTTCTTTGGAGAACCTGTAAGCATATATCTAAATTCGTTTGCAATTACTTTTTTCTCTTCTTCGAGATGTAAAATCACAGCCGATGCTTTTAAACTGTTGATTGCTTTATTAATTGCAATTGAATATTCACCATTACATGAAGATTCAATGATTTTCTTTTCTAAACCAAACCAATCTGGTTCTAAATTTGAATAATATCTTGCTACTTGAATAGACATGCTTTCACCAAGACCTGTTAAACCAAGTGCTTGAATAACTTTACGAAGTTGAATTCCTTCTTTTTTAATTGCAAGTATTCTTTTAAACATCTTTTTTGAAGCAGAATTACCAATGCAAAGCAAATAATTTTCATCAACGTATGGTTTGAAGATTTCGGTGTAATCAAAATCTTTTATACCTTTATTTGAAATAGTATCAAAAAGATTTCCAACACCTGAACTACCTATTCCATCAAATTCTAAAGTTATTACACCAGCAATAAATCTTGCGCGGTGCATTTTTTCTTCTGATCCGGTTGCTTTTAAATGTACTCCATCAACAACTGCATCTAAAGGTATTGTTAATTCAACTGTTGATGGTTTAATAACTGATTTAACAGCTGGAATAATATCTCCCATGATTGCGATTTCAACAATTGCTCCTATAGAGATACCCAACGATTTAACGTTACTATAATTATATCCTGAAACTTTTCCAATCATTCGACCATCGATACGAACTGGATTCAATAAAACAACTGGAATATATTTTCCATGTTTTGAAAGTGCCCAATAAATACCTTTAACAGTTGTTGTAAATTTTTCTGGTGGAAATTTAATTGCAATAACATCTTTTGGATCATGACCATTATGTGTTCGTATTTCATTTAAGATGTTACGAAAAACAACAAGACCATCATTTGGATAATCTATAGAAGATCTTCTCTTGTTAAAATCTTCGTATATTTTTTTAATTTCTGAAAAATTGTTAAATGTTACAAATTCAACAATTTGGAAACCAGTGTTTTTTTTAATATCATCAAAAGAAACAACAATTCCATTTCGATAAATTGCATCAACTGCTATTAAGTCTACATGCTTCAATCGTGGATCATTTGGATTTAAATCGTTTTTAATACCAGATACAAGATTTCTGGCATGTGTATATTGTGATGCGTAATGTTTTTCAAAATTTTGTTTTGACATACAACATTCAACTCGAATTGAAATGTCATCTTTTATATCGATTGTTTCAGGAACTCTTGAACGGAATTTTTCAGTAACATCTGCACCTTGTTCACCAGTTCCGCGAGTTGCAATTGTTAAAAGTTTTCCTTTTGAATAAGAACAATCCATTGCTAAACCATCAAGCTTTACCGAAATTCGATAATTTATAATATCGTTACTACTTTTAAGATGTTTTTCTAAAGCAACTTTATTTTCGTCTGTAAAACCATCATCACCAATTTTCACTTTAGCAAGTGATAGCATTTGATTCCAATGTTTAATTTTTTTACCTGTTTCAGTAAGCATTCCAACATGCTTTTGCAGATCGTATTCTGCGATTAAATATTGTTCTAAATTATCAAATTCAACATCTGTCATGATTGGTTCTTCTGTACCATAATAAGCTTCTTTAGCTTGATTATAGAGGTCCAAAAGTTCCTGTTCTGTATGTTGTTCGTAATCTGTCATAGAATTCAAATGGTTAAATAATTATGCTAATATAATACAAATTTTTGTCAAATTAGCCATTTCCTTGACATATTTCAAATAAAAATTTAAATATTTGATAATCAATGAGTTATAGAAGGTCTTGCATTACTTCTTTGGTTGTTGATGTGCTGGTCTTACTTTTGGTGCACCTTTTTTAGGTCTTGTGTAGTCACTTCCGAAAAGTTTTGTTTTTCTGTTTTTGCCATTAAGTTTAGTGTTTATTTAAAGAACAATTATAATCGTATTAACTTGTATATCATAAATTAATTTTTAAACAAATATAATTATGAAAGTGAGATTAAAAAATTATAACACAAGTTTTTGATAAGGAGGCATGTTTCTAATTATTGAAACTATTCGATTAACATTTGTCATATTGACTTTATGATCATTTAATGGATTGGCCTCATTGTAAATATAATTAATCTCTTGTAGGAATTTATAATGTTCTCGTCCAGCCATTTCAAACATTGGAAACATAAAAGCTAAATCACCTGCCACTTGCCAATAGTTACCTATCGAATCTTTTAAATCTTCTTGACGAATTTTATTCCATAAAAAAGCTTTCCACGTTCTAATATGTGATAAAGAAAATGGCACTAAATTTCTAATGTTTTCAAACGATGATGGTTCTTTTGCAAAACCTTGTCTACCATCATGATAAATAAAATTACCATTTGCTAGCCAAATAGACTGATCATCATAAACTTTTTTAATTCTTTCAAAAACTTGATTGTCTGGTAAATAATCATCACCATCAACTTCTACGCAAATTTCATCATTTGATAAATTTCTAATAATTTGATCATAATTACCAGGTTGATACATTTTAACAGTATTTGTTACTAAAATAAAACGATCATCATTTTGTATAAATGCTTTTGCTACACGCACTGAATTATCAGTTGATAAATCATCTAAAATATAACATTTGAAATTAGTATATGTTTGAGACTTTATAGTTTTAAGAGCTCTTTCGATATATGTTTCACAATTATAAAGTGTTGTTAAAATAATCATAATAAAATTACTTCTTCATATATTTTTTTAATTGATTTTGCTACATTTATCGCGTGATATTTTTCAACATCTAAAGGAACTTCATATTTTTGTTTATCTAAAATAGCACCTTGAGAATTAACCGAATATATCCAACCTGGTTTATTACACATCCAACCTTCAATGGTTGTTCTTCCTAATAATATTCCAGATGTTTCATCACAACGATGAACATATTCTTCAACATTTTGTACTACGTTTATAAATTTAACATGTTGTTTTTGCAACAACTCGTTTAAATAATTTGAATGATTCTTTCCAACTATCCAAAGTTCTTTACCATTTTCTTCTGCATATTTAGACGTTTCAAATATAGCATTTCTTCTTAAACTTTCTAAAGAGCCAACAAATAATATAAAATTCTCAGATGGTAATTCTTTTTTAAAGAATCTTGTTTCATCAATTGGGTTATAAATGACTTGAATATTTTCTTGAAGTATGTTAAAGTTTTTTAAATACTCTTTTATTTCAGGTCTAATTGCTATAAATCGATGTATAGTTGGATGAAGAACAGGTCTTTCCAAATCAATAATTTCGGAATGAATTGTTGTTATTTTAGGAATGTTTGGATATATTGCTATTAAATTTTCAGTAATTGGTACATGCTGAGTATGAATTATATCAAATTCAATATCAGGTGCATTTGATAAATGGTGTACATATATGCCATTTTTAATTGCTTGATCAGTCAAAGGTCCACCCAAATGAGCTGTTATAACATGTACTTCACAACCCAATGTTATTAATTTAATTGCTAACTCATAAACGTATAGCTCTGAGCCAGTATAATCTCTAAAAAAAATACAACCTATTAAAACTTTCATAATATTTTTTAACATTCAATAATTTTTATATTTCTTCTTAAAGCAAATTGAACAATAATTTCTTCAATAGCTCCATCTGAGAAAAATTTATGTTCTGTAAAAAAATTAACAAAAACAGACATTACATCAGCTTTTCCAAACCAATATTTTTGATTTCCTTTTTTAACATATATTGTGTTAGTATTCATTTTCAATTTATGAAAATCTATTAAATTGCCAAGACCAGATAAACTGCTACACATTACTATAGTTTTATACTTTTGTTTAGAAATGTTTTCTTGTTCAATAATTAATTGACTAACAGCACTTGCTGCATATACATTTGCTAGACTCTGTTTAGTGATTCTTGATTCAACATCTGCTATAATATTTTGAGACATTATTTTATGTTTTTTAAATGATTTATGCCATTTTGAAATATCTAAATTATCAAATGATGTTAAATAAAAATCGTATATTGTGTTTTGTTGATTTATTTTTTCTAAACTATGACAATCCGATGTATGAAAAATGCAAATAGCATGTTCCTTTGTTTTATCTATGATAGTAGGCGAATGAATTGTTATAGGTTTTTTAATTTCTTCTACAATAGATCCAGTTTCAACATATAGTAATGGAGCAGACTTTCCTTGAACTAATGATATTAGTGATGTTTTATTATTTGTTGTTACAATTTTTAATTTTAAATCATTAACTAAACAATATACTGACCAAAGACGTTCACAAATAAACGTATGATAAGTGTAATATGGTTTACCAGTTTGTTGATGTAATCTTTCGGTTAAAGCTGGATCATATTTATATTTAGCATCTGCCCAAAGCTTTTGATTTAATTCTGGAAATTTCTTATCCATATTGTTTAAAAAATCCATTGTTGGAAGTAAATATTCTTCCATATATTTTTTAAAAACAGATTGCTTTGCAATAATTGAATTTTGATATAACCCCAACATTGGTTTAATTGTTACATCTATTTTAAGATGCTGTAACACTTTTTTAAATATGTCCATGAAATATGGATGACATCTAACAGAGTCATAAAAAACATCATGTGATTGTATTAATCCTTCAAAAACATATGCATCATAATCACCGTCTATCATTTCTGGTGAAAATGTAAAACCATTTTTAGAATTAAATCTCCAGGATAAAATGCCAAAATAATCTGAATCTATTTTATTATTGTAATAAAAATCTTTTAATAAATCATTTTCAAAATATACTGACAATTTTGAGTTATAAAAAGGCATTGTGTTTGGTGAAAGTTGTTTAATCTGTTCAACATCATAATAAATTTGATAAATTTTTAAACGATGGGATTGCAGAACATAATCTAAAATGGGTTTATCACCATATAAATAAAGCAATGTTTTATAATCTTTATTAAAATCAATATTTTTATGTTGTAAATAAGAAACTTCGTCTGCTCTAAAATGTTTATAAATAACTTTTCTTTTAATTAAAGGAATACCTTTTTCTAAAAGTTTTTCAACTATCTCAGTTGACATATTTCCATCATAATTATCAAACAGTTTTTGATTATATAATGCAGCTATTTTAAAATCGTTATCCAATAAATGCTTACAAAAACCTAATTCATATGTTAGAATTAAATCAGCAACATTTTCAATAATACCATGTTTAAGAAAATAGTCTTTTACAAAATGAATAACTCTTTTCTTAAAGACCCAAAAATATGATTGAATATGTTTTTGATATGTAATTGAATCAGTAAATCCACCTAAATCTATTTTCTGATTGTTAAACCATGTAAAAAAATTATCTAAACGTTTAAAAAGAATACAACTATCATTAACCAATCCTAATATTTGAATGTCTTTAACATCTAAATCTTTAATCACATGATAATACATACCAAAGTCATAACCTTTATTTTCAACTAACTTTAAAACGATATTATTTTCATTTAAAAACTTAGTATCTTCTATATCTATTTGACGATGATTAGTAATAAAAATAATCTTATCAAAATGATTACTTAGTTCTTTAATATAATATTTTATATAATTGTCAATAGTGTTCTTTTCTGAATAACTTGAAAAAAGACATAGTCGCATCAATTATCTATTTGTTTTTATAGTCTTTGTAAAATTATTATTTAGGTTTATTTTTCCAAAAATCAGTTGAAATTATATTACTTTTTAAATATTCATCAACTAATCTATTATGTCCACCAGCATTTTGAATCATTTTAATTTGATCGCTTTTCCATTGTTGATAATCTTTATCTGTATCAAAAGGATGTATAATTGACAATGTTAATAATACATCACAACTAAAGTTATTTACATAATTGTCATATGCATAATAGCCATCGTCTCCACCATAAATGTGAATTAATCTATATCCGTTTATTTTTTTCCAAGCAGCAGTTGATGTGTATAAGCAACCACCTGCTATACCTGATGTATTAGAAGAAGAAATGATTATTTCTTCTTCATTAAATGAATTGCTGTACTCATGATTTATTTTTAAATTTTCATAAACATGACAGCTCATTTGTGTTTGATTTAATGCTATCATACCAAAAGATTTATTTGTTATTCTTTCTATATGTTTAGGAGCTTCTTCTAATCGTTCAAAAAAATTATAAACATTTAAATCAAAACATATGTCTGAATCAGCAGTTAAAAAATATTTTTCAGAACTTGATTTTAAAAAATTATCAAACAAAAAATTAATTGTAAAGGATTTTCCTTTATTTTCATTAAATTTAAAATAATGACTTTTAAAGCTTGTTGTTTCATTTAAACATGTAATGATTTTATCCCAATATTCTTCGGATTCACACCAACCACCACATATTAAAATAACTGGATATGGATATTTTTTCAAATATGCATCAAGACTTTTAATTGATGCAATATTTCTATTTAATTGGTTATTATTGGGTGCAAATATTGTTTGTAAATAATACATATTTTTTAATTAGCTTTAAATTCTTTTATAATTATATCATAATCAACATATGCATTATCAATATCAGAAAAACCTTTTCTTTGCCATGCTAAATGTGGTTTAAAGCAATATGCAGAATTTGATTTTTGTAACTCTGCATATATAACATCAATTGGATAATCGATTGATAATTCCACACGAGCAATGAATTTTTTAAAAAATTCATTTTTCATACCAATACAATGTGTTGTATATGTGTTAGTTATTTTAAAAACATTATCATTTATTTCAGTAAAATGTTCTCCTAAATGATTTCCGCCAAAATATAAAAGTTGCCAATCTAATGGTATTTTATTGATATATTCCGAAAATTTATAATTAACTTCTTCTTCAAATACTATATCATCTTCTAATATTAAAATATTTTTATAATTATTTTCTAATGCATCTTTAACTATTTTTAAATGTGATAATGCACAACCTATTATTCCAGGTTTATAAACATATGGTTCTTTTATTTCGTTTTTTATTTCATTATTTGGATTTCCATCAATAGCAGTAATTCGTTCTACTACTATATCGTGTTTTTCAAATTCAAGTAAACAGTTTTTCCATTTATCCGGTCTTCTGTCTAAATTTATACAGTAAATATGATCAAAATATTCTTTTAGTAACATTAATTATTATTGTTTTATAATTTTATTAAATGGTAAAAATATCTATTAAAAAAACTTCCGGATTGATGTGAAGAAATGGTTTTGCTTTTAACATAAAACTTTCGATGAATCATTTGATGAATTTTTTTTTCGTTTGGATAATTTAAACAAGATTCACCATCTCTTCTAGCTATTTTAAATGTGTTAATATTCTCATTATCAGTGTGTTCTTCTATTTCTAATAATAGAATACCATTAATGTTTAATATATTATAACAATGATCAATAAATTGTTGTTGTTGATCAATCAGATAATGAAACATTGAAGCAGCAAAAACAACATTTACTTTTTCTGTAAAATCAAAACATGACATATTATACAATGTAATATTATCAGTTTTTATAAAGCTTCTATTTATATCATATGCTATTTTTAATACATCTTTAGATACATCAACACCAATCAATTTACAGTTTTTATCCTTCAATTTAAATAAAAAATATCCACAATTACAACCAAAATCTACTAATACTTTATCATTTAGATTTATTTTATCTAAACCAGACAAAATAAATTTATTTAAAGATGAACTGTCTTTTACAATATCATTTAAAAAATCAAAACTTTGATAATTTGATTTGTTTAATACTTCTTTACTGTATAAAACATTTTGAAATTCATTAAATGTAATTTCTTTTTGATCTATGAAAATATTAAAATTTATCATTTCTAATAAATATATTCTTAAATCTCTTTTATTAAAAAAATCTGTTATTTCTTTTAAACAAAACATTAATGCATATCCTTCGATTATAATATTTGAAACATAAGATGTTGATTTTAATATTTGTTCTATTTCCTGTATAATAGCAAAAATGTAAATATGTTTATAATATAAAAATTCCTCTGATCTAGCAGCACAACTAACATCTTGATTTGATTTAAAATATAGATCTATAAGCTGCGGTGAATTTTCATATAGAAAAATCCCATCAGTATGAATAACTTTATTATATTGATCTAAATCTTTTATTTTTATAGCTGTAGTTGTTTTACCGTTGCCAGAATTGCCATATACTAGAATTACGTTTGTATTATGAAAAATGTTCATGATAATATTTATTTAAGAAACCTTTCTCTTATAAAAGATATAAAAAATTAATATTCAAATATCGTAATATTACCAGCTCCATTACCAAAATACATACTTAAATTATGATAAGGAGGATTTAATTTAAAATTTTTAAATCTCCCTTTTCCAAAATAACAAGCAACATCATTATATGAAATTCTTCGTTCTAATTTAGATAATTCATCTGAGTTTGTAACATTTGATATATCAATCATTTTAGTATTTGAAATAGGAGCTTTTTCCCATATTATATGAGCTAAAATATTAAAAATTATATAAAAAATTATAGAAATGTATATTATTTTATAAATAAAAAATGATATATCTATATCCAATTGGAGGTCTTGGAAATATGCTTTTTCAAATAGCAAGTATGTATGCATTAGCAACTCAAAATGTTGATGAATTAGTTTTATTAAATATAGAAAAAAGATATAATGAATTATTATCAGATAAAAGATGGGATGTTTCTCATGCTAGAGAATTTTCAATATTTTTTGATAAATTTAAAAAATCTGATATAACACTTCACTCTATAAAAAATATAGAGTGGGGATTTCAAAATATAGAATATATTAAAGATGCTCAATATATCGGTTATTTTCAATCTGAAAAATATTTTAAAAAATATCGAAAAGATATTTTAAATCTTTTTGACTTACCATTAAATATTAGGACAGAATTAGATAAAAAATATTCTCATTTGTATAATAGAACAGTTATTCATGTTAGAAGAGGAGATTATTTAAATGATCAAAATAATCATGTTGTTATGGACATGGATTATTTTAACAATGCAATGTCTTATTTTGATTTTAATAATAAGTATGTTGTTTTTTCTTCCGATATAGAATGGTGTAAGCAAAACTTTATTAAAGGTAAATTTGAATTTATTGAAGAAAAAGATTATTGTGAAATTTATTTAATGTCAAAAATGAAAAATTTTATTATTTCAAATTCAACTTTTTCTTGGTGGGGTGCTTGGTTATCTGAATCTGAAAACAAAAAAATAATAGCTCCGAAAAAATGGTTTGGTCCTAATTTAAATCACTTAGAAACCAAAGATATTTATTGCGATAATTGGATTATAATATGAACATTAATATAATTAATAACACTGTACATTTACCTCTATTTAATGTTTTAAAACCAACATTACTTGTTATTGACAGTTATCATTTACCACATTTTGATGGTATTAAAATATTATTAATAATTGAACCTCCTGAAATAGGTTTACAATTTGAAAAAGTTTATGAAAATCATAAATATTATGATTTTATTTTAACATGGTCAGAAAATATTTTATCTAAATGTAATAATAGTGTGTTATTTGAATTTGGATCTTCATTTGTTAATCCAAATTCTATAGAAAAAAAACTAAAAGTTACAATGTTATGTAACTCTAAATCAAAAACAAATGGTCACATATTAAGATCAAAAATTTGGCATTCAGAAAATCTTTTTAAAATTAAAACTGAATTTTATAATAGTTCTAATTTACCTATACCAAATCAATATAAAAAGTATATTGGAAATTTACCAAATGATAAAATTATACTTTTTAATGATTCAATGTTTCATATATGTGTTGAAAATGTAAATATTAAAAATTGGTTTACTGAAAAAATAATAGATTGTTTTTTAACTAAAACTATACCTATTTATTGGGGATGTGAAAATATTTCAAATTATTTTAATATTGATGGTATAATTTGTTTTAATACTATAGAAGAATGTTTTGATAAAGTAAACAAATTGACGGAATTTGACTATAATAATCGAATTGTTGCAATTGAAGAAAATTATCAAACTGCGTTATATTATATGGATTATAATAAACGTTTAAAAGAAAAAATATTAGAAATAACTAATGAAAACTTCAATATGTATTCCAACTTATGAAATGAATGGTGTTGGTGACAAATATTTAAAAGTTCTTTTGAACACAATTAACAATCAATCAGAAAAAGATTATGAAATTATTATATCAGATCATTCTAAATCAGATATAATCTTCAATGTTTGTAAAAATAGTAATATTAAATATTATCGTAATCTTGAAAAGATTGGTAATTCATCTAACAATATGAATAATGCAATTTTACACGCAAAAGGTGAATATATTAAAATAATGCATCAAGATGATTTCTTTTATAATGAACATGCTTTAGAAAAAATAAAAATGGATTGGGGTTTTTTTAATTTTAATCATACAGATCAAATGGGTACTTCTTTTTATAGAAACATGACACCTTCTTATGCTGATGAAATTATTACTGCGAAAAACACAATAGGTGCTCCTTCAGTTATGTTTTTTAAAAATGATAATAATTTTTTCGATGATAATTTAATTTGGATGAATGATTGCGAAATAGCTTACACGTTATTTCATAAATATGGTGAACCTGTTTCAATTTCAGATAATACTTATGTTAGTATCAGAATGTGGCCTAATAGTGTAACAAATACGCTTGCAACAACAGAATTAAGAAAAAAAGAAATTGATTATTGTTTGAATAAATACAATTACAAAATTGATCAAAATATAAAATATAAATACGTATGATGACTTTAACACAACTTGCAAATAAATATGCTTCAGATAAAGGTACTGAAATTCCTCAAGATGGTAAACATCATGGTCCCCGTTTACATTTCACAACACAATATGAAAAAACATTTGAAGCAATTAGAAATCAAGCAATTACATTTTTAGAAATTGGTATTGGTGGTGGACCGTCTTTAAAAATGTGGTATGATTATTTTCCAAATGCAACAATCCACGCTATTGATATTGAAAATTATACATATTTGAATAATGATAAAGTAACAACATATATTGCCGATCAATCTAGTAGGGAAAGCTTACAACAGTTTCTTGAAAAAGCAAATACTGCTTTTGATATTATCATTGATGATGGTGGTCATATGATGCAACAACAACAAGTAAGTTTTGGCACATTGTTTTCATTTTTAAAATCTAATGGTCAATATTGGGTTGAAGATTTACATACTTCTTTTTGGCCAATTAATGATTTTAAAGATTTATATGGAACAACTTTAGATATTAATGAAAAACGCACTAACACTACTTATGATTTTTTACAACGTATTGTTGATACACAAATATCATCATCTGAGTTTTTAACAGCTGATGAGAATCAATATTTAACAGACAACATTACACACGCTGAAATGTTTACATTACCTGAAACAATATATGGTCCAAATAAATTAGCGTACTTTGTAAAGAAATGAAAATTTTAATAACCGGCGGCGCAGGTTTTATTGGAGTTAATCTTGTAAAGAAATTGTTAGAACAAAATCATGAAGTTTGGGTTATTGATAATTTAAATCCACAAATTCATGGTACAAATGTTTTAAGTTCATATTCATATCAATTTTTAAATTCATTTATAAATTCCAAATATCCTCTTAAATTTCTTAAAACGGATGTTATAAATTACAATCAGGATCGAATAACATTGTGGAAAGAAAGATTTAAATTTGATATTATTTATCATTTAGCTGCAGAAACTGGTACAGGTCAATCAATGTATGAATTGTCTAAATATCACAACACAAATATTGATGGTACTGCAGATGTTTTAAATTTTTATTTAAAACATCCAACATTAGCACCTGATAAAATTATCTTAGCGTCCAGTCGAGCAGTTTATGGCGATGCTAATATTGTAAATGGGAAAATAGTACCATCACTTGAAACGGATAAAGTATCTCCATTATCAATTTATGCTGCAAATAAATTATATCAAGAGTATCTTTTTAAAATTTTATTAACAGATAAAATTGATTACACTATTTTACGTTTTCAAAATGTGTATGGTCGATATCAAAGTTTGAATAATCCTTATACTGGTATATTATCAATTTTTTCAAAACAATTTTTATTTCAAAAAGATGTTTTTATTTTTGAAGACGGCAAAATGACAAGAGATTTTATACATGTTTCAGATGTTGTTGATTCATTAATTTTAGCAATGCAACCTGTTGCTAATTCTCAAACTTATAATGTTGGTTCAGGTACTAGCACAGAGATTTTAAATTTAGCAGAGCTATTAAGAAATTTATATTCTTCAACTTCTAAAATTAAAATAAATAATGAAGTACGTAAAGGAGATATTAAACATAACGTTGCAGACATTACAAAAATTAAGAATGAGTTAAATTTTGTACCAAAAGTTTCTTTAGAAACAGGTTTAATAGATTATGTTAATTGGATAACTTCTTTAGATTTAAAAATTGATGATTCTTATCAAAGATCATTACAAGAACTTCGCAATGTATCTTTATTAAAATAACACAAAAATATAGTAAAAAAGTCATGATGGCCAAAAACGACGGACTTTGACACGCATTATAAATATAAGAAACAATTTCGTATATATGTTAAACAAGTATTGGAATTTTTCAAAGATGAGAAAAATTTCGACTATTTCAAAACATTTTAAATAAAATTATGTATGATAAAATTTTAGTAACCGGTGGTTCAGGTTTATGTGGTAAATATTTACAAAAAATATTACCAAGCGCACATTATATGTCTTCTAAAGATTATGATTTAACAATACAAGATAAAGTTAAAGAAATGTATGAATATTATCAACCTGATTGTGTTGTACATTTGGCAGCTAGAGTCGGTGGAATTTTTGATAATATTAATCACCCTTCTGAATATTTTGAAGAAAATATTTTAATGAATACTTTTATGATTCGTAATGCTCGCAAATTTCATGTTAAAAAATTTATTGGTATTCTTTCATCTTGTATTTTTCCAGATGTAGTTGAAACATATCCAATGCTTGAACAAGATTTACATAGAGGTGCACCAACTAAAACTAATTTTTCATATGGGATGGCGAAGCGTGCCATGGCAGTTCAAATTGATGCATGTAATAAAGAATATGGTACTAAGTATAATTATATTTCACCTTGTAATTTATATGGTAATGAAGATAAAGATGATGAAAACAAATCTCATTTTGTAACTGCTCTTGTTAAGAAGATTTATTTAGCTAACTTAAACAAAGAAGATCATATAACACTATATGGTAATGGAAAACCAATGCGTCAATTTATGCATGCATCTGATCTTGCTAAAATCATTAAAAGAGTAATTGAAGAAGACATTACAGAATCTTTTAATGTTGCAACACCCGAAAATTTAACAATTTCGCAAATAGCAAATATTGCGTTAAAAGCAACTGATTCATTACATTTGAGAATCGATTATGATGAAACAAAACCAAATGGTCAAATGCGAAAAGATTTAAGTATTGAAAAATTTAATCAAATAATTCCAAATTATTCATTTATGAATCTTGAAGAAGGAATTAGAAAATATTACAAAACATACAAATAAACATATGAATATTAAATTAGTAAGTGATACAATAGATAGAAACGACATTAATAGATTAATAGAATGGTTACAACAAGACCCTATTCCTCGACTAACAAAGGGTGAAGTAACAGTACAATTAGAAAAAAAATGGGCCAATTACATACATACAAATTATTCTGTGTATGTAAATTCTGGTAGTTCAGCTATATTATTAGGTCTTTTTACTTTAATACAGATGAATAAATTATCTGTTGGTGATAATATAATTGTACCAGCTCTTTCATGGTTGACAGATGTTTCTTCTCCTATGCAAATTGGATTAAATCCAATTTTGATAGATTGTAATATGTCTGATTTATCATTAAATTTAGAAGAGTTAGAAAAAAGTTTTTTACAATACAAACCCAAAGCAGTTATATTAGTTAGTGTTTTAGGTCTAGTACCAGATATGGAAAAAATTGTTAATCTTTGTAAACAATATGACGTTCTATTAATTGAAGATGTTTGTGAAAGTATGGGATCTGAATTTAATTCTAAAAAATTAGGAAGTTTTGGTATAATGTCTTTTTTCTCAATGTATTATGGTCATCATTTATCAACTATAGAAGGAGGTTTTATAAACACGAATGATAAAGAAATATATGATGTTTTATTATCGTGTCGTTCTCATGGTTGGGACAGAGACATTGATTCTGAAACACAATTATTATGGAGAAAAAAACACAATGTTGATGAATTTTCAGCATTATATCAATTTTACTATCCTGGATTTAATTTAAGATCAACCGATTTACAAGCATTTATTGGTATTAGTCAAATAGATAAATTAGATATTTTTAAAAAAATTAGAAATGCTAATTATAACATATATAAAGAAAATATTAAAAATAACGAATTAAAATTAATAGAAAGAGGTTTTATTTCAAATTTTGCATATCCCATTGTACACAAAAACAGATCAGAAATAGTAAAATCTTTAAAAGAAAATAATATAGAAGTAAGGCCGTTAATAGCTGGAAACATGTCTAATAAACCCTTTTGGAAAAATTTTAAAAATAAAATAGAAACCAAATTGGAAAATTGCGAAAAAATAGATAAATACGGTTTTTATATTCCAAATCATCAAGATTTAACCACTGATAACATCATTAAAATATGCGATATTATTAATAAATTTTAAAAATAATGATAAATCAATGAATAATAAAACAGCTTTAATTACTGGAATTGCCGGACAAGATGGAAGTTATCTTTCAGAATTTTTGCTTTTTAAAGGATATAATGTGATTGGAACATTAAAAAGAAATAGTGCTCCAAATTCAAATTACAGAATTGAACATATTAAGGATAAAATTTTTTTAGAATATTGTGATGTTACAGATATGTCTTCACTTATTAAAGTAATGCAAAAATATGAACCTTCGGAAATATATCATTTAGCCGCTTTATCTGATGTTAGAATATCTTTTGACCAACCTGTATATACAGCATTTGCAAATTCTATAGGAACACTAAATGTTCTTGAAGCAATGAAATCTATTGTTCCAAATTCCAAAATGTACAATGCTGGATCATCTGAACAATTTGGAAATAATATTGATGATGATGGTTATCAGAGAGAAACTACTCCAATGATTCCAGTATCTCCATATGGAGTTTCTAAAGTTTTTGCACATAATATATGTCAAAATTATAAAAACAGTTACAATATGTTTGTTTCATGTGCTAGACTATTTAATCACGAATCACCGAGAAGAGGCATGAATTTTGTAACAAATAAAGTAATTCACGCTGCAGTTAACATTAAAAACGGAAAACAAAACGAATTAAAACTTGGAAACTTAAATGCATCTAGAGATTGGGGTCATGCTAAGGATTACACTAAAGCAATGTGGTTAATGTTACAACATAACAAACCAGATGATTTTATATGTGCAACAGGAGTATCGCACACTGTAAAACAATTAGTTGAATATGTTTTTGGTAAACTGGATTTAGATTGGAAAAAATATGTAAAAAAAGATGAGAAATTTTTGAGACCAGAAGAATTACATTTTTTAAAAGGTGATGCTTCAAAAATAAAAAAAATTCTGTCATGGGAACAAGAATATACATTTGAAACGATGTTAGATGAAATGCTAATGTATTGTTTAGAGAAAAATTAAAAATTAAAAAACATGAAAATAAAAGATGATTTTAACTGGGAAAATTATACTAACGATTATTATTTAAAAGAATTAAACAACGAATTTATTGAAAAATCTATAGATTTAATTGTAAAAAATATAGAATATGATATAAATGGAGAAATTATTTTTAAAGATAATTTACATCAAAATTGGAAAGAATTGTATCATATAATACAAAAATTAAAGGTCAATTCTATTTTTGAATGTGGTTTTGGTTGTGCACATCATTTAATAAATAATCAAATCATTAATCCAAATTTATATGTCGATGGATGCGATTATTCACAAAATCAATTAAATTTGGGTTTTAAATTATTTAATTTAAAAGATTATGAATTTAGCAATAGATTAAAAATTTTAGATATGGTAGATGGAACAATTGAAAAAGATATGATTAATAAATATGAATTTGTTTACACACAAGCTGTTACGATGCATTTGTCATATGATAGAGCTAATAAATTTTTAAAAAACATGAAGAAATTATCAAATAAATATATTTTTTTAATTGAAAATTTAAACTCTCATAATTATGATAATTTAATTAATGATGTTTTTGATGATTTTGAAAAAATTGAAGAACATAAATATTTAAATAATGGAATATTATTAAAATTGAAATAATATATTTCTATAATTTACATTTTCATACTTTTATAAATAATCTATGAAAATTTCATCTTTTAAAGAAGACTTTGGTAAAAATACCATAAAATGGGAAGCTTTTAGAAACGATATTAAAGCAGCTATGAAAGTAGTTTGTGATAAATATGATGTTAATGCTATTGTTGGACATGCTTCTTATAGTTCACAAAAAAGCGAATTCAAATTAACATTTGCTGTTAAAGATTTGTTAGGACAAGCTATTGATTTAGAGGCTGAAGAATTTAAACTTTATGCAAAACGATATGGTATGACACCAGAAGATTTAGATGTTAAATTCTTTTATACTGGAGATATTTTTAAAATAAAAGGAATGACAAAAACTAAATCTAAGTATTGTATAATTGTTAAAAATTTATCAAAAAATTCTGAGCTTAGAATGACTATTATAACTGCAAAACAATTAGTTGATAAGGCCAAATTACTTGGAACAAATTTAACATCTTCAGATAAAATGGCTAAACTTGATAAAACTGGCATTTTTGATGAGTAAATGATGGCCAAGACGGCAAAAATCATACCACATAATAATACATACTATTTTAATTATTTACTATTAAATCTTTCAAAAGACATAAGTAAGCTTTCATTTGCTGCTTTATCTTTAAATATAAATCTTAATTTATTTTTGTCGGCTTTTGCTTTAATTTCTTCAGCTGTTTGTAATTTACTTACAAATTCGTGTGATTTGTATTCTTTATACTTCTTAGCCATTTTAATTATTTTTTCAACAGTAAACATTTTGACATTCTTAATATCAATATCTATTTTATAAACATTTTTAGATATTTCATCAGAATCTATTTTAACTAATATATCATTTTCTTTTCTAGCAACCGATTTTAAATTAGCTATTATTGATTTAATTTTTTCTTTCATAACTTATTTAATATTGATTTTATAATTTTTAATTTTTCTAAATTTTCAGAATTATTTAATGATCCTTCAGTAGCATTTTTTAATATATCTAAGAATTTTTTATATATTTCATAAAGAAATTTATCATATGTTATATTGCCGTCCCTGTCTTTATTATTAATATAAAATTTTGCTTTTTCACATATTTGTAAAAAATCTTTACTAATATTATCAAAATTAAAATCTTTTAAGAATTCATATTCTTTAACAGTTTTATTTTCTTTATAAAACTCTAAATGTTTTTTAATAGCATCAGTTTTTTTCTTTTCTAATGATCCAAACAAACTTATAAATTTTTCAAAGTATTCATTGTAATTACTTTTTCCAGCAACTTGTTTTGCATATCTGTCTTGATTAGCTTTAGCAATTGTATTGTTATAAAAAGATCTTCTATTAATATAACTTTGATCTTGATAAATTTCTTCATTAGGATTAATTAAGATACCATTTTTAATTTGTCTATTTTGCCGAATTTTACTTATGTCTTCACTTTTAAAAATAGCAAAATAATCATGATTAGTTATAAAATTATTATCTGTTAAAAGTTCTCTTCTTGATGGTAATTTATCTCCTCTTGATGGTAATTTATCTTTTTTTGAATAAATACTATTATCACCTTGATATATTTGTGTATCTCTAATCATGAAATTTAAACCATAAACAGTTTTGTTTTTAACACGATTATCACACATTAATAAAATAATGCAATCATAACCAGTATATGGTTTTTTTGTTAAAATTTTTGGATCTTCAATCTTTAAAATATCTTTATCTGTTATAACATTAAGATCTATAGCATATTTTAATGTATCAAGTTCTCTTACGGTTAAATTTCTCAATAAAAATGAACCCATTTTTTCAGAGATATTATCAAAAATTGTAAAATTGTGTATCATATTTCTATTAGTTAAATAATCCAGTTTTATTATTTATGTTAGTTAGTTTTTTAGACTGCCACATAACAGGAAATTTATTATTATCAAAATAAAAATGTCCTGTTACAGTTGTTGGACCATGTTCTAAAGATGTTAAGTCATTATTAGAACAATTAAAATTTCCTAATACTGTAATTGGACAACCATCTAATAATGTTAATTTATTATATGAACAATCAAAATTTCCTGATACTGTAATAGGAGCATGTTGCGTCTTTGCTTCAAAAATCTGATATGTTTTTAAATAATTCATCATTAGTTATTTTTTCTATATATTAATTAAATAATCCTGTTTTATTATCTAAATTGTTTAGTTTTTTAGACTGCCAAATAGCATTTAACGCCATTAATTCTCGCCAAGTACCTTTAAAATTATCAATCTTTTCTTGAATGTTTTCAGGAAATTCATTATTAGATAAATCAAAATCTCTTTTTACTGTAATTGGACAATGTTCTAATGATGTTAAAAGATTATTTTCACAATAAAAATCTCCATTTATTGTAGTTGGACAATGTTCTAATGATGTTAATTTATTATCAGAACAAAGAAAATTTCCTGATATTTTAGTTGGACAATGTTCTAATGATGTTAATTGATTAAAAGAACAATAAAAATCTTCTAATACTGTAATTGGACAACCTTCTAAAGATGTTAAAAGATTATTAGAACAATCAAAACTTCCTAATACATTAGTTGGACCATGTATTAAAGATGTTAATTTATTAATAGAACAATCAAAATTTCTTTTTACAGTAGTTGGACAATGTTCTAAAGATGTTAAATGATTTCTATAACAATCAAAATCTCCTGATACAATACTTGGACAATGTTCTAAAGATGTTAATTTATTATCAGAACAATAAAAATATCCTGTTACTTTACCAAATTTAACTGGCATTTCTTTTAACCTTAAATGTGATATGTCAACATCTCCTTCAACATCAATACTGTTATCTGTGTTTAAAGTATATTTTACTTTTTTATTCCTATTCAATTTTGTAATAATTTCAATAGGATTAGTTACATTTGCTTCAAAAATCTGATATGTTTTTAAATAATTCATAGGATTATCAGTTATTTTTTGTTTCAAAGACTTGATATGTTTTTAAATAATTCATATTTTAATTAAATAATCCAGTTTTATTATCTAAATCGGTTAGTTTTTTAGATTGCCAAATATTCATTAAAAATAACAATTCTTGCCAAGTACCTTCAAAATTATCAATATTTTTTTGAATATCTTCAGGAAATTTATTAATAGCAAAATTAAACCGTCCTGATACAGTTTTTGGACAACCATCTAATGATGTTAAAAGATTATTAGAACAATCAAAATCTCCTGCTACAGTTTTTGGACCATGTTCTAAAGATGTTAAGTCGTTATGAGCACAATCAAAATCTCCTACTATAGTAGTTGGACAATGTTCTAATGATGTTAAATGATTTCTATAACAATTAAAATCTCCTGATACTGTAATAGGACAATGTTCTAAAGATGTTAATTGATTTATATAACAACTAAACTGTCCATTTATTGTAGTTGGACAATGTTCTAAAGATGTTAATTCATTTCTATAACAATAAAAATCTCCTGATACTGTAATTGGACCATGTTTTAAAGATGTTAATTGATTTCTATAACAACTAAACTGTCCATTTATTGTAGTTGGACAATGTTTTAAAGATGTTAATTGATTATTAGAACATTTAAAATCTGCTAATATAGTAGTTGGACAACCTTCTAAAGATGTTAAAAAATTATTAGAACAATAAAAATTACCTAATACTGTAATAGGAGCATTTTCTAAAGATGTTAATTTATTATTAAAACAATTAAAATCTCCTGATACTTTACCAAATTTAACTGGCATTTCTGTTAACTTTAAAGATGATATGACAACATCTCCTTCAACATCAATACTGTTATCTTTGTTTAAAGTATATTTTGCGTCTTTATTCCTATTCAATTTTGTAATAATTACAATAGGATTAGTTGCGTTTGCTTTTTCAAAGATTTGATATGTTTTTAAATGCTTCATATTTATTTAGTTAAATAATCCAGTTTTTTTATCTAAATCGGTTAGTTTTTTAGACTGCCAAATATTTATTAAAAATAACAATTCTTGCCAAGTACCTTTAAAATTATCAATCTTTTCCTGAATGTTTTCAGGAAATTCATTACAAAACAAACGAAAATTACCTGTTACAGTAGTTGGACAATGTTTTAAAGATGTTAATTGATTATTAGAACAATCAAAACTTCCTAATACATTAGTTGGACCATGTTTTAAAGATGTTAAAAGATTATTAGAACAATCAAAATTTCTTTTTACTGTAATTGGACAATGTTCTAAAGATGTTAATTGATTTCTATAACAATAAAAATCTCCTGATACTGTAATTGGACAATGTTCTAAAGATGTTAAAAGATTATTAGAACATCTAAAATTTCCTGTTACAGTTGTTGGACCATGTTCTAAAGATGTTAATAGATTATATGAACAATAAAAATTACCTGATACTGTAATTGGACAATGTTTTAATGATGTTAAGTTATTATTAAAACAATAAAAATTACCTGTTACTTTACCAAATTTAACTGGCATTTTTTTTAACCTTAAATGTGATAAATTAATATTTCCTTCAACATCAATACTGTTATCTGTGTTTAAAGTATATTTTGCGTATTTATTAATATTTAAATTTTTAATAATTTGAATAGGATCAGTTACATTTGCTTTTTCAAAGATTTGGTATGTTGATAAATGCTTCATTTTAGTTAAATAATCCAGTTTTATTATCTAAATCGGTTAGTTTTTTAGATTGCCAAATAGCATTTAACACCATTAATTCTTGCCAAGTACCTTTAAAATTATCAATCTTTTCCTGAACATCTTCAGGAAATTTATTATTAAAACAATAAAAATTTCCTGTTACAGTAGTTGGGCCACCTTTTAATGTTGTCAAAAAATTATCATAACATTTAAAATCTCCTACTATAGTAGTTGGACAATGTTCTAAAGATGTTAATAGATTATTAGAACAATTAAAATGTCCTGTTACAGCTGTTGGAGCATTTTCTAAAGATGTTAAAAGATTATTAGAACAAATACAATCTCCAAATACAGTTGTTGGAGCATGTTCTAAAGATGTTAATTGATTATCATAACAATTAAAATCTCCTGATACAGTTGTTGGACAATGTTCTAAAGATGTTAATTTATTAAATGAACAATAAAAATCTCCTGATACTGTAATAGGAGCATGTTCTAAAGATGTTAATTTATTATTATCACAATAAAAATTACCTGTTACTTTACCAAATTTAACTGGTAATTTTGTTAAATTTGAATATGATAAATCAACATTTCCTTCAACATCAATTCTGTTATCTTTGTTTAAAGTATAAATTGTGGTTTTATCTCTATTTAAACTTTTAATAATTTCAATAGGATCTGTTGCATTTGCTTTTTCAAAGATTTGATATGTTTTTAAATGCTTCATATTTATTTAGTTAAATAATCCAGTTTTATTATCTAAACGACTTAGTTTTTTAGATTGCCAAATATTCATTAAAAATAACAATTCTTGCCAAGTACCTTCAAAATTATCAATCTTTTTTTGAATGTTTTCAGGAAATTCATTATTAGCAAAATTAAAATTTCCTGTTACAGTAGTTGGACCATGTTTTAAAGATGTTAATTGATTTATATAACAATAAAAATCTCCTGATACAGTAGTTGGACCATGTTCTAAAGATGTTAAAAGATTATTAGAACATCTAAAATTTCCTGATACTGTAATAGGACCACCTTTTAATGATGTTAATTTATTATCATGACAACGAAAATCTCCTGTTACAATACTTGGACAACCATCTAATGATGTTAATTTATTAAATGAACAATAAAAATCTCCTGATACAGTAGTTGGACAATGTTTTAATGATGTTAAGTTATTATTAAAACAACTAAAATATCCATTAATTTTACCAAATTTAACTGGCATTTCTGTTAACTTTAAATGTGATAAATTAATATTTCCTTCAACATCAATACTGTTATCTGTGTTTAAAGTATATTTTGCGTCTTTATCCTTATTTAAT